AGATAATAATTTAGATAATAATTTAGATAATAATTTAGATAATAATTTAGATAATAATTTAGATAATAATTTAGATAATAATTTAGATAATAATTTAGATAATAATTTAGATAATAATTTAGATAATGCTACTATGCAAGATTTAGAAAATATTAAACAAAATATTATTAAAATTTGCTATGAATTTGATAAAAATAATTTAATATCTATTTTAAATTTTTTAAAAACGCAACATTTAAATTCTAAAATTTTTAAACAAAATTCAGATGGTATTCGAATTAATTTAGATTTATTAGATAAAAAAATAATAATTGAATTACATAATTATATACAATATAAATTAAATCAAAGTAATATTTAAAATAAAAAATTTAAATATATTTTTTATTTTCCTATAAATTTAATTAATTTTTTTATATTATAAGAATATGAAATATCTTTATATTCACCACCTTTAAAATTTTCATTTTTTTTAAAGTCTTCTATATTTAAATTATTTTCGATTATTTCATTTTTATCAATATGAGCACTCACTAATGAAATTGAAATACTACCTTCATTATCCGAGATTAAAATACTCTTAATACTATCATAACTATCATCATCATTATCATCATCATCATTATTATTATTATTAGATTCTGTAATTAAATCTTTTAATTTATAATTATTATATTTTTTTTTAATTATAAATTCATAATATTCATTGATTGATAATAAATCATTATATAAATCATCCTCTAAATTATTATAATAATTCTCATTAATGTCCCCATAAAATGTATTAAACCCATTAACTACGTCATTAAATTCATTATCAGCATAATCAGAATCATATTCATTATTATTCATTGAATAAAATCTATTTGTATTATTACTATTTTCAGAAATCTCAGAATATTCTGAAAAATCAGATTCTGAATCTGAATCTATACTTAATTTATAATATTTTAAATTCGACATTGCATATAGATTATAATCAGCTATTATTAATAATATTAAATATTTTTATTCAATTATTTTTATTTAATAATTATTTAAAAAATTAAATAAAATTTAAATAAAAATAAATATTAATATAGTAAATTATTATATTAAATTAAATATAATTTAAGAAATTAAAGATTATTTAATAATATTAAAGATTATTAAATAATATTAAAGATTTTAAAGTAAGTTTTAAAATTAAATATAAAATCAAATATGAATAGTTGTATGACAAATAAGGGATCAAATTATATTAATATTGATAATAATAGAATAATTAATAAATATGAAATTACGCCATTATTAGAAGCAGATATCGATTTAAATGATTATCAAAAAGATATATTAAAAGATTTTCGTCCAGATAAGGCTACATTTGAATATGAAAAACCTAGAAAAAATACAGACTCAGTTGCTAAATTAAATACTCATTACTATGGAAGACGTTGCGATAAAGAACCATTTCAAGATGATTTATTTTTAGGATTTACAGATAAAGATCCTAGATCAATTCATACAGATCCACTTATGGGGAATATGCAAAAACATTTCTGGCATCGAAAGGATGATTATAAATATTCATTTAAGGATGATTCAGATAATTCTGTTCCTACTGCAGGAATTTCAGAAAGTAAGATGCAGCAAAATAAAAAACAAACATATAAAGGATTTAAAGATAGATATAAAAATTTTGATGAATCTACAGATGCCTGGACAAATAGTTATAATGCAATTCAATCTGAAAAATCAAGAGTTACTAATAATGAATTAGATACAGTAGTACCTAATTTAAATGATGTTGAAGATATTAAAAAAAGAAGAGATTATGTTGCTACATTATCTTTAGAATCATTACCAGTAGGGTGGAATGCAGTACCTGATCATAAAATTAAAATTGCACAATATACAAAATTACTTAAACAAAAAAATTTAAATGATTTTAATGTTAGAAAAAATAATAATAACCAAACTACAGATAATAAATTATCTAAAATTTTAGATAAAGAACAACAATTAGTTAAACAATTATTATTAGCTACTGAAAATTTCATTAATAAAAAAATATCTGAATATAATGATAAATTTGATTCTAAAATTAAAATTTCTAAAGAAATTCATATGAGAAAAATTAATAAAAATAAAGAACATATGAAAAATAATGAAATGAAATATACAGATTTAACTGATAAAAAAATAGTAATTCATGATTCATTATCTAAATTATTTGCAACAAATACTAATTTATTAAATATTAGAAAAACTGTATCTGATTTTAATTCTGATAAAAAAAATAATGAAAAGGGTAATAATAAAGAAATGTCAAATAAAACTATAAAGGATAAAAAAGATTTATTAACAGATATATTAATTCAATCTATTAAATCAGATAATCAAACATATTTAAATAAAGGCAATAATAAATCATTAAATAATCAAACTCAAAATATTAAATTAAAAAATAATAATAATTCTAAATTCATATATAATAATGCAGATGTTAATAAAAAAATTATTAATGTTCATGATAATATATATGAAGTTCATCAATACAGCTCTAAATTACCAGAACGACATAATACCTATAATAATGATAAAGATAATCAAGAAAAAAAATTACAAAATTATAATAATGAAAAGATAATGCATGAACGAAAACCAAACAATCAATCTAATGATACTTTAAATACATCAGATTTTGAAAATGATATGAAATTTAATGAATCTGGATTTAAAGATAGAAAAACTGGGAAAATGGGTTCTAAATATATGTTTAAACAAAAAGAATATGAATCAGATAATGAAGATAATGTTAATGATTCTAATAATATTATCTTTAGACGTCATTAATTAAAATTGAATTATTAATTAAATATAATATACTTAAATAATTAAAGAATACTATTTAGTACTACTAATTATAAATTCTCATTAATTTTTGCTAATAAATTTAATTCTTGTTAATAAATATAATGAATACATATAAATATCTTTTAGAAAAAACAGATAAGGATATTAATTATATTAGATCATATGTATATAAAAATTATATTAAAACAGTTATTGAAAACAATGAAGATAATGAAAATGTACGTGTAATGTTTATTTCTAATCGATTTAAATCCGACTTTAGTAATCATATTTCATTTGAATGTAATGGTTTAATTGCAGAATATAATACTAAATCAAATAATTGGAAAATGTTAATGGTTCCTATGGAAACATTTAATTCAAAAAAATTAGTAAAAAAAGAAATTATTAATTTATATAATAATAATAATTATGAATTATGTAAAGTATATGATGGAACAATGATTAATTTATATTTCTATAATAATAAATGGACAATTTCTACAAATAAAGCATATGATGCAAATAATTTAATATTTATTAATAATAAAACATATATGGATGTATTTGAAGAAATTACAACTCAATATTCCGATTTTAATTTTGATAAATTAGATAAAAATAAATGTTATAGTTTATGTATGAAATATAATAAATATCATGCATTTATTGAAAATCCATTTGCACCACATAATAAAATTATTTTATTTAGATCTGTAGATATTGCATATCTTAATACTAATTTTAAACTAAAAATTAATGAAAATGAAAATATTGGATTTCCAATTGCAGAAAAATATAATATTCAACATTATAATAATTTAGAAAGTATCTATACATTATTAAATAATGAAATTAATAGGTATAAAAAAGAACATAAAGGTGCTTATTATTATCCATTATTTGGATTTATTCTAAGATCTAATAATTGTGCTAATTCTAAAGAATATTCAAATATTTTATTAGAAAGTAATTTATTATCTAAAATTAGAAATATTTTATATAATCATGCATTTATTAAACAATTAAACTTCTATAATGTTTTAGAATCTACAAATAATATTCAAATTAATAAAAATTTCTATAATATATTAAATTTAACAAGTTTATATATTTATTTAACAAAAAAAGATTATAATATATTTCAAATTTTATTTCCACAATTAAAAGAATATATTAAAACATATGATACATTTTTAAGATATTTAACTAAATATATTATTAAAAATTGTAATGTATTTAGTAAAAATATGAATAATATTGAAAGAATTTTAAATAATGAAATTAAAACTGAAACAAATTTAATTAATATTTCAATGAATATTAATTATAAAAGATTAAATAAATTAGTAATTATTATTATGAATGATTTAAAAAATAAAAATATTAATTTAGATGTGATTGAAAATTATGATATTCTATTTGATTATTTATGTAATATTAAATATATTGATCATTATTATAGTTATTATAATTAAAGTATTATAATATCATTAAGTAAATAATTAATAATTATTTTATTTTTTTATTTTATTAAATATACATTAATATAATTAAGTTTTATTTAAGCAAATATGAATCATCTTTATATTATTAAGAAAGATAAAAATGAAAAAAATATGGATTTGGTATTAAATGGACAGCATAAAGAAAGAGTAATCCAAGAATCTAAAGCTAGTAAATTATCAAAAAAAATTGATGTTGATAATAAACCAGATAGTATTATAGGAATTAAAAAAATTGCATCTAAACCATTAAAAAAAAATATGATTAGTAATAAAAAAATTGCATTTAGTTCAATTGTTGATTAAATTTAAATTACATTTAATTTAATTAATTTTTTTTAATTATCTTCTTTTCATTAATTTAATATTATTTTTAATTAATGGATTATTAATTAATTTATTATTACTATTATTATTACTGTTATTACTATTATTACTATTATTATTACTATTATTATTACTATTATTATTACTATTATTATTGTTTTTGGATACTTCTTTTAAATCATCAAGAGATTTAATATTATGTAATGTTTTAATTAATTTAATTGTTTTATAATGATTATCTTCTAATTTTACTATTTTATTTTCTATATTAGTAATTGAAGTTTTAATATTATTAACTTCTAAATTAATATTTTGAATAAATTTATTTAAATTATTTTTAATTAATTGATATTCATATATTGCAGTTTCATCGATTTTTTTATAAATTTCCTTAATATTATTTAAATTTATTGTAAATTCTTTATAGTATTTATCATTATTATATTTATCTAATTTAGAACCATAAATAATATAATTATTATTTTTTTTTTCAAAAATTAATTTTATATATCCTCCTTTAACAAATTTATTATCATTTTTAATATAACTAATAAATGAATTAACAGGTAATGCCATCCACTGCTCCTTAGGAACTAAAATTGCATTTTTTAAAATATCTGCATTTTTTGAATTTGTATTATTAGTATTATTAGTATTATTAATATCATTAGTAGTACTTTCAGTAGTATTTTCAGTAGTTGAATCCATAGTTGAATCAATAATTGTACTATTGATATTATTATTACTATTATTACTATTATTATTTAAAATTTCATTACTGGTATTAGAATTATTATTAACTTCATTTAAATTATTATTCATAATAATAATTTATATTATTAAATTTATTTAAGTTTTAAATATTAATAAGAATAATGTTTATTGATATTAAATAAAAAATACTTTAATTAAAAATACTTTAATATATTATTCATAATATAAACTTATTTGAATTATGAATAAGGAAGATGATAAAAATAATTTAAAAAAATCAAATACTAATTCAAATATACAATCCGAATTAATATATTTTTTTAAAAATCTATATTATGATAAATTAAATATTAATCATTCAGATTTGCCATTTGAATTTAAATTGAATAAATATTCATCAATAAATAATATTATTAAATATATTTTTATTCAAGAATTAGAATATTTAGTTAATACCAATACTGTATATATTAATCTTAAAATTAATAGAAATAATTCTATTATTAATTATGCAAATATTTTAAGTACATTAGAAAATAAGAATTTAAAAAATAATTTAATATACCAGTATATTATATGCTCGAGTTCACTATTATCTAAAGATGGGGAATATAAGCATAATTTAATTAAATTTGATACTTTAAATAGCAATTCAAATAGTAATGTATTTAATAATGTAATTATTCATGATATATATGAATATATTATGAATAATATTAATAATAATGAATTTTCCTTATCTTATGAAATTTATAATATTGATACAAATATTAAGAATAATGAAACAAAACAATTATTAATAAATGATATTATTTTAATAAAAGTATATATTATTTCTTGGTTTATAGAGATATATAATAAAGAATTTAATCTACAAAATATTAATATTAATGAATATTATAATAGTATTATGTTTTCTAATAAGGATACTAAATTCTTTAAGGATAATATATTAAAAAAATATAATTTTAATGATTTAGAATTATTGCATAATCAATTAACTTATATTATTAATGATGATATAATTAAATTAGAATTAGGACAAAAAATTATTCCATTTAATTATATTCAATTAAAAGAATATAAACATATAATACATTTTCAATGGAAAGAATTATTAATTAATAAAATTATACTTAATATTTTATATAACTACAATTCACCTTGTTTTTCATTATATGGTAAATGGGTTTTAATAAATAATATTAATAAAAATATGTTTAATAATGATGAAATTTATAATAAATTAGATTATAGTGTTCGAATTAAATTTTTATTAAAACATATGTATATAATTAAAAATAATTTATTAGAAATGAGTGATACAAGTAGTGATTTTAAATATAATACTACTTCTTTATTAAATAAAATAAAATTAGCAATTAATGAATCAGAGACCAAATTATTAATGTCTAATATTGCATTATGTTATATTTCTGAATATTCAGGTAAAACTTTATTTGATTATTTAAATAAAAGTATAGATCCAAAATTTATTAGTCCTAACATTGGAAATTTATATAAAGATTATAATATATTTAGTAAATATATTTTTGAAATAATATATAGTCTATATTGTCTTAATTTAAAAGGAATTATTCATGGTGATTTACATTTAAATAATATAACACTTAATTGTAGTAGTAGTAATAATCATAATAGTAATAATAGTAATAATAGTAATAATAATTCTCATATTCTTTATAATTTAGATTATGAAATTAATAATAATATTATTGATTATATAAATGGTGTATATAAATTTAATGAAAAAAATAAAAAAATAACTACTAATGAATCATATATATTTAATAATACTAATTGTAATCCATGTATTATAGATTATAGCCGTTCTTATATTTTATTAAAATTAATTAAAGAAAATATAATTGAAAAAGATAAAAATAAAATTAGAAATAAATTTATTACTCATGAAAGAAATAGAATAATTAAAGAATTATATAAAATATTTCCAAATTATATTAAAAATAATATCCATAAAATTAAATTTTTATTCAAAAATAAAAATTTTGATATATTATTTATATATTTTACAGCATATGATACATTTACATTTATTACTAATTTATTATTATTATTAAATAAATTATCTGCATATAATAATATTGAAGTCAATCCTAAAATAATAGATCTTCTAACTAATATTTCTAAAAAATCATATTCATACTTAGAAAATATAATTAATGAAGATAAATATTATGAAAATATAAAATATCAATTTCCAAATTATTTAATAATTAAAGAATTTTTCCAAGAATTTAAATTTAATAATATAAATTCCGATTTAAATATTATTAATATATTTAATTTAAATAATATTGAATTGCATCAAAATAAAAATGAAATTCGAAAAGAAATTAAAAATTATATTATTAATAATGATAAAAAACAATCAAATATTGAAATTATTAAATATTTTAAAAAATTCTTAGATTTAGAAGGTATAAATAATGATATTGAGGTTGAACGTATAATTAATAAAGAATATTATAATATAAAATGTGATTTTATAGATAAAACAATTGATGAAGATAGTTATTTAGATAGTACATTGGATAGTTCTTTAGATAGTACATTAAATAATGCATTAGATAAGTCTTTAGATAAATTAATGTAAATTTAATATTAAAAAAATAAATTTTATTAAAATACTTTTAATAAGGTATAAACTTAAAGTAATATTAAAGATAATATTACAGATAAAGTATTTATATAAATTTAGATTTACATTTAGGGCATATATATATACATTGACCATTTTTTCCAAGTAATATTCTTTTAATGATATCTTCATCACAATTATTACATTTTTTATGAATTAATGGTGCAATTGCATCATTAGCTGCAATATTTAGATATATTTCTGATTTATATAATGATTCTTCTTCTTTTAAGGATACATTACTCATTAATGTATCTTCAGGAATTGGATCATATTCAGTTAAACAAGTTTGACAAATAAATTTTAATATATTATTTTTAGTTGATATAATTAAGATATTATTACAATTATTACAAAATTTCATTATAACAATTATTAAATTATAAATTATTTACTACTTTATATTTAAAATAAATATTTAATTTCAATTTTTTATTTATTTTAGTAAATTACTATTAAATTTTAGGTTTAACCATATCATTGGGATTCCATAATTCATATTTATCTAATCCAATATATCTTTTAATACTTAAAGGACATTTATTATCCCAAATTTCTTTTTTTGCCATATCTAATGGATCTAATATATTTTCAACATTAGTAAAAATTTGACTACCTTGAGATATTTGCGTAGCTCTAATGCCAATTAATTCAATTAATTCATAAATTGTTAATCTATTAGATGTTATTCTTTCTTCAGGTTTAACAATAATTTGTATTTTAGATTCTTGATCATAATCATTATCTGCATATATTTGTGTATTAGATTTAAAGTTAACATTTTTATTATCTTCATATTCATTAGTATATTCATTAGTATATTCATTACTATATTCATTACTATAAATATTATCATATATTTCATCTTCATAAATATCATCATCATTTAAATCAGGATCATCAAATTCATCTTCATCATTATCATTAATATAATCATTTATATTATCATCATTATCTAATTCCATTTTATTTTTATTTACGGGGAAATCTCCTAAAGTTCTTTTACCATTACTATCTAATATATCATCTAAATTATTATCTAAATCTTCATCTAAATAAATATCTGGATCTAAATTATCATTATAATCCATATCAATATCTGATTCTTCATTATCAATATCTCTCCCTAACATATTTTTTTTATTGATTGAATTACTCATACTTTATTTACTTTATTTATTATTTCGATTTCAATTTTAAATATTATTTATATATAATTTAAATAATAGTACTTTATTAAATTACCTTAATTTATTATAATTTTAAAAATAAATATAATGGGTTTAGGTAATTTAATAAATTATATTTCAAGAAAAGTTTCAAATACTAAATCCTTATTAAATAAAATAGATTATAATTTAATATATAGCCTTTCTATAAGTATATTTAACTATATATTTAATACTATTATAATTAAATTATTATATATAATTGATGATGAATATCTATTCTTTATATCTAATGAAATAGATATAAAGAAGTTAAATAATACAGAATTATCAAGTGACTCGGATTATTCAAGTGACTCGGATGATTCTAGCGAATCTGATAATTCAGATGATGAAAAGAATTACTCAGGTAATGATTTAAATAAAGAAATAAATTATGATTTATATTTTAAAAAATTTACTAATATTTTTAATAATAAATTAAATGAGGAAGAAATTAAAAAATTATTAATAGAATATAAATTAATATTATCATTTTATAATGATTTTATTAATTCAATTTATACAAAATATAATGATGAAATTTTTAAATATAAATGTAATTATAATGATTTAAATAGTAATTTAAATAGTAATTTAAATAGTAATTTAAATAGTAATTTAAATAGTAATTTAAATAGTAATTTAAATCGTAAATTATTAATTTTAAATGCAACATTATTTAATCTTAATGAATTAGAAAATACTAATTTATTTAATTGTACTATTTTTACAAAAAAAATAATATTTTTATTTAATTCATCTAAAGGATATGTTAATTTATTAAAAATTAAAACTATCTATAATAATTATAAATATTTATTTATTTTATATAAATTAGATAATTTTACATATTTTAAAATAATTGATATAGAAAATAAAATTGATATAATTAATCATAAGAAAATTTTATTTAATAAATTAAAATTAATTAAATAAAAATATAATTTTAAATTAAAATTATTTTTTTTGTAATTTTAAAGCATACTTAATAACATTTTATATATAAAAAAAATTGAAAATTATTTTATATAATATTTAAAGGATTACTTTTATAATAGATAAAATACAAAACTAATTATAAATAGTTTTGTAACGAATCTAATAAGGAAATTCAGTTGCTAAATTTAGTAAAGTAACCTAAATCTAATGTCAAATCTAATGATTTCTAATGACTCATTTGAAGAAAAATCAGTTGAAAGTAAAATCATTACCGAACATAAGAAAAATTCAAATATTTTAAATAAATTATATTATAAGAATAATGCAAAATATAACCAATTAAATGATTATTTAGATGATTATAAATTGACAAAGGATTCAAAGAAAGATTGTAATATATTTGTACCAGGCGAAGCTAGATATTATATTCCTGAACATAAACAATATAGATTTTTTGAAAAACTAAAAGAATGTGCTAAAGAAAATTTAGTATTACATTTTAGTGAAAAACAACAAAGTGATTTTGAAAAGGATGTTGGATCAGGTATTATGTTTGATTTTGATTTACTTCAAGAAACAGATAAAAATATTTTAATTGAAACCCCTTTAGAAAAATTTTTACAATTATTTTTAAATATTTTTCGAGAATATATTGATTTTAATAATGAACTAATTGATACATATATTAGTATTATTGTTAAGAAAAAATTAGTATTTAAAGAAGATTTAAAATTATATAAAAATGGTTTTCATATTTTAATTCCTGGTATTCAATTATCAAGGGAATCTAAACGTTTTATTTATAATAAAATTATTGAAGATAAATATATACAAGACTATTTTTATAAAACATTTAATAATAAACTAACTACAGAAACCTTCGATAAAGGTTCTTATTCAGTTCCTGTATATTTTATGTATAATTGCAAAAATAGCAGTAATAATCCATATGATTTATATAATATATATAAAGTATCTATTGATGATTTTGTTAATGTAAGTATTGTAGATAAAAATAAAATTTTAAATACTTATAATATTATTATTGAAATGAGTTTAAATCACCCAGGTGATTTAGTTAATAAGCAATTCTTTAAACTTAAAGATATTTATCATAATGAATTAATTGAAGAAAAAGTTAGATCTCAAAGATTTAATGATAGAAAAACATTTTTAGAATATTCTTTTGAAACTGAAAATATTTATATTGATGAAAATTTAGGATATTATGATAAATTAGTTATGGAAATATTAGATGAAAGAAGAGCATATGATAGAAATACTTGGAGAAATGTAATATATGCATTAGCTAATATAAATCCAGGAAATCCAGAATGTTTTAAAACAATCGCAGAAAGATTTAGTATGCGTTGTGAATATAAATATGATGAAAATTCATTTAATAAATTATGGGATGAAGCTGTAAATTATAATGGAAATAATAAATATAACTTAGGTTCTTTAATTAGATGGTCTAAAGAAGATAATACTTATAAATATAATAGATTATCTGAAAAAAATATAGTTCAAACAATTAAATATGATGTATATGAAAGTGATAATAAAGTATTAGACGGTACATTATTTCAATATCATTTTGCATATTATATTTATCATTTATTTAAAGATAAATTTGTATGTGATATTTCCAATGATAAAATTAAATGGTTTGAATTTGTATTAGATAAAGATCATCACATTAAAGGAGAAGTTTTTAAATGGAGAGAAGAAAATAAACCAGATAATTTATATAAATATATTTCTAATAAATTACCTAATAAAATTAGTAATATTATTAAGGAAGTTGAAGATAGAATTAAAGAAAATCCAGAATCTGAATTAATTAATGATTTCTTACTTAAAAGAACTCAAAAATTAAGAATGTCTGCTCAAAAATTATATACAACTGAATTTAAAAAAGGTATTGTAAGAGAAGCTGAGGTTTTATTTAGAAAAAGAGGTTTTATTAAAACATTAGATACTGAACAAACAATTATGGGAGTTGGTAATGGTGTATTAGAATTATCTGAAAATCCAAAACTTATTAAATATTATCATGATTATCCAATTACATTATTTTCAGATATTGATTATGAACATTATGATAAAGATAATCCATATATTAATACAGTTTTAGAAGGTATTTATAATCTATTCCCCGATGATGAAAAAGATGCATTTCATTTTATAATGTATTATTTAGCATCATGTTTAGATGGGAAACCAAAAGATAGTATGATTTTAATCATTACTGGTTCTGGTTCTAATGGTAAGTCATTTTTGGCAGAATTAATTAAATCGGTGCTTGGATCATATGGTAAAAAAATGCCATTATCATTTTTAACAGATTCAAGATCTAAAGCATCTGCAGCTGATCCATCACTAATGGATCTAAAAGTTGCTAGACTTGCTTATTATTCAGAATCAAATAAACAAGAAGTCTTAAATACTGCTAAACTAAAGGAAATTACTTCCCAGGAAACATTATCCGGTAGAGGTTTATATGAAAAACAATCTCAATTTAGACCAGTATGTCATCATATGGTAACTACAAATTATCATTTTTCAATTAAAACAACAGACCATGGTATTTGGCGTCGTGTTGTAACATATGAATTTAAAATGTTATTTACACAAAATCCAGATCCTAATAATAAATATGAAAGAAAGGAAAATCCAAAATTTGCCCAAGAGTTTACATATAATCCAGAAATTAAGAAAGCCTTTTTATCTATTCTTGTAGAATATTATAAAGATTTATATAGAAATCATGGTGGTAGTCTTAAAAATATTATGAAGCCCACTATTGATAAGGAAACTATTGAATATAGAAATAAAGAAGATATTCTTAATAGATTTATTGATGATGTATGTATATATTCACCTAATAATAAAACATGTATGTCTGAATTAATTGATAAATATGAAAATTGGTATGAATATAATGTAGATAAATCATCTACTCCAATTAAATCAGAAATTAATAAACAATTATTAAATTCTAAATTAATTAAATATGTTGAAAAAACACATACTAATATAATATTTAAAAATATTAGAATTGTTGATGATCTATTCGATTCTGATAAATTAGAAGAGAATGAGTACTTTATTAAAGATATGTCATTAAATAATAGTTCATTAAATAATAAAGATTATGATATTAATAATTTTAATCCATTAAATATTAAATAGTTAATAAAATTTTAATAAAAAAAATATTTAATATTTAAAAATAATAATATTTAAATATTTAAAAATCTTTCAATATCATTATCTTTTTCAATAATAATATTATTATGTAAGTTATGACTTACTGAGTTACTATCTAATTGTCCAATTATATTTTTTTCATTTACTAAATCAAATGTATTTTTTTCCATAATATCAGTAAACTCTCTATCTCTAGACATAATAGAACTTTGTTTATAATTATATTTAATTACTTTATTATGAATAGTTAAAACAATAATTGTACCTAATAGACTATATACAAATATTTTAATATAATTTGTTATTTTATTTTTAGTAGCATTTATATTAAATGATACAATTAATAAGATTATTGATATAATTAGAAAAGCAATGATAAAAATATTATTAAATATATCATTTAATAATCTATTATTTTCTATATATGATTTAATATTATTTTTGGTATCTAAATATGAAATTGGCATAATTTTTTATAAATATATTATTATTAATAAAAAAAAATTATATTAATCTAAATAATTTAAATTAAAAATATTTAATCATAATAGTCATCATTATTATCAAATATTAATTCTGAACTAATGCCATTATCAAATTCAGTTTCAGATTCATTATTTAAAGAATTATCTAAGGAATTATTTATTTCATCATCAGATGTTTCATTTAAGGTTTCATTTAAAGTATTTTCAAATGAATTATTTAAAGTATGATCATCATCTGAGGTCACATCCAGAAAATCATTTTTCTTTTTATTATTTATTATATTTTCTTTTTTAACAATATTAAATTTAGATCCAGTATTAATAGAATTAGGTAATTGTTTAGGTAATTGTTTAGGTAATTGTTTAGGTAATTGTTTAGGTAATTGCTGATTAATCAATTTTTGTTCAGTTGCCATTTTATTATTAATTATTGATTTTTGTTCTAAATTATTAGAATTATTATTAGAATTATTATTAGAATTATTATTTTCATTTTGTAATACTTTTTGAATAAGTTCATCATTTTTAAGTTTATATAATTCTATTTTTTTAATTAAAAGCTTATTATTTTTTTGTAATTCGGAAATAACATTTATATTTTTTTTAATTATATTTTCCATTAATAAATTTTTATCTGCTAATAACTTATTTTTATTTTGAATTTCATCCTTTTCTGCTATAATTTCATGAATTTTATTCTTTAATAAATCTAAATGAGAATTATTAGAATTTGGATTAATAAATTTAGAATATACTCTATCCTTTTCAAATAATATAATTTCTAAAAATAAATCTTGTAATATTGTAATATTTTCATTAATATGTCTATGATCAATAATGATATGTAAATGATTTGATATTATTTTTTCTGTAAATAAAGAAATACAATTTATAATAGAATCATGAAATAGTTTATTTTTTTGATTTTCTCTTAATGAATTCCAAAAATTAGATGGAACAAATTCATATACCATAAAATCTATACATTCCTTATGTGTCATTGTTGTATATCTAGTAGTTGAAATACAATAAGTATGAATTCCCTTTACTATTTGTTTAAAAAATTCTGGTTTTTTTGAAAATTCTAGATAACTACACAAAATATTTCTATATGCTTCAGTTAGATTAGAATATGCACCTTCAAGTTTAGAATTTTTAGATTTTAAATAAAATTCATTATAATATAAATTAACAAAATATGAACCAATAATATCAAATTTAGATAATGTTGATTGGGAATATTTTTGATTTTTAGTTCGATTTAAATTACTATTTAAATTACTATTTAAATTACTATTTAAATTCCCATTAAGATTTTCATTTAAATTATGATTATTTAATGTTAATTTAGTCATTAAATTATTACTATAAATTATAAAAATTAAAGAAATTTTATTTATAAATTATATTATTATAATATTACTATAAAATTATAATAATAAATATTCAATTTATATTTTAATAAAAATATAAATTTATATTTTACTAATTATTAAACATTCACGTATAAGAATTTAAATTAAAATAAATTATTTTTTAATAATTTATAATATAGTATTGTTTTAATAACAATGACAGAAATAAATATTATTTTAAATTCAAATTTTGAAGAAATCAATAAAAATATAGAAGTTATCAAAAATGATAAAATTATTTTTTATGACGATATTAATCGTACATTTAATTTAAATAAACATATTGGAATTTCAAATATTTCAAATTATAAAATTAATTATTATCAAATAATGAATGATTTAATATATAATGATGACATATTAGAATATTATGATTCAATAGACAAATTAGATACAGATATTAAAAAAATAGTAATTAAAAAAATTTTAGAATTTTCTAATCCAATTATATCCAGAAATAATATTGATAACCCAATTAAAAATTCTATTTATAATAAATTAAGTAGTGAATTAGGAAAGGGATTTAATAAAGGATTTAATAAGGATTTTACTAAATTTTTAAATAAACCTCTTATTAAAAATATTAAACAAAATATTATTAATAAAAATGATATTTATTTAAATTATAATATTGATGGATTATATTATATTGAGAAAAAACAAGAAAAAAAATGGGAGAAAAAAAAAGATAATAAAAGTAATAAAAGTAATAATAAAGATAATAAAGATAATAAAGATAATAAATATAATAAAAGTAATCAATTAAATACTATTCAATTTAAAAATTATATAATTCCATCAAATAATTCATTTTCTATTCTAGGTTTATATAATAAGGATAAATATAATATAAATATACCATATAAATTTAATAATTTAATATTAAATTTTAATAATATACTTAATGATTTTTATTATTCATTACAATTTAATTTAAAAAATAATTTAAATGATAATTTAAAATACAAAAATGCTTTAAAATTTCAAGATTTTGAAGAATTTAAAGATAATTATTATAATATAGTTGATTATGATAAAATAGATATAAAAATTTTAAAAAACTTTTATCAATATTTAGTTAATAAATTCTTTTTATATATTAATAATAAAGAATTAATAGATTACATTCATAATGATATTAAAAAATTACCATTCAAATATGAATTAAATGAATCATTTATTAATTATCATTTATTAGAAGACACATTATATAAAAAATTAAATAATGGATTATATATAAAAAATAATATTAAATATATTAATAATGTAGATAAATTAGATACTTTTATTAATAATAGTAATAATTTTTTAATACATAAAATTCCTAATTCATTTAATAATAGTAGTTATTTTTCATATTATAATAATGACTTATTATCATTATATGAAAATATTAAATTATATTCTCTAGATGATAAAAAAAATCAAGATATTATTTCGGAATTACTTAGCGATAAAGAAAATACAGATAAATATAATAAAAACAAATTAGAACTTATTAAGCAACAATTAATTAATAATCGATTAGAATTGATTACAAAAAAGAAATTTCCAAATTTATTTAATCCAAATAGTTCAGAATATTTAATTATAACAAAATATCCTGGATATACTTTTAATATAAATGATATTCCTAATAAATACCAGCAAGTTATTTTATTAGAATATAATAAGTTAGTTAATTATATTTCAGAATATGAAAAAAATAAATGTATCCATAAAGAATTAGTACATAATTTTAATAAAAATATTAATATGCAAATGAAACAAAATGAATTTAAAAAAATTTTAGATTTAATCGATAATAAAGTAAGTCAAGGTAAAGAAGTTGATTATAATTCAATATATAAATGTATTATATGTTCTTATAACTTAATTTGCCCTCATGTTATAGAATATTATTCTTTATTATTTTCAAATGATAAAAAATATCAATCAAAAATAGAATATGAAATTCAGCAAAAGATTTTAAATAAATATATGACAAATGCTCCAGTTAATATGATATATTATTGTAAAGTATGTGGAGAAGAATTAGGAAAATCTTTAGATCTTGAAAAAAATATAGAATTTCAAGATAAAGTAAGATTAAATACATCTGAATATTCAGATGGTGTTAAAGAATTAATATATTCTAATACTGCATATATTGTATATAAATATATTCTATTTGCGGATATTAATGCTAAACTAACAAAAAAGGATTTAATTCAATATATTATTAATAAAATTACAATATATATTTATTCTATTGAAAAAAAAATTAGATTATCATCATCCTTATTAAAATATTCAGATAGTTATACTAGAGAAGATCATATAAAAAATGCAATTAGTTTTAATATTAATTTAATAATTTATGCAACTATTATTAATTTAATGGTCGATAATCCAAATATAATATTTAATGTAAAAAATGAAATTAAAAAATATAAAAATATTATTAAAAAAACTAAAGATATAAATGAAGAAATGAATACCGAAATTGAAGAAAGTATTGATAGTAAGATTGAAGAAGATATTGAAGAAAGTATTGATGGTAAGGTAAGTGAGAAATCAATAGTTGAAATAACTGGTTCGAGATCGAATAAATTAGTAGATATTTTAAAAATTAAATTTAAGGAAGCCTTTCAAATTATTTATGACTCTAATATTATCTTAATTAATAAGTTAGAATATAATAAAAATATAGAAAGCATTAAGGAATTATTAATTAAATATTATTCATTAGTAAATTCAGATACTAATGTTAATACTATTCAATCATATGAAAAATCAGAATATTATATGAATTATGTAAAAAATAATTTATATTTAGATTTATTAAAAAATAGTAATATTGTTAATTATTTAAATAATATTCAAAATATTTATCCTATTAATTGCAATGCTGCAACTGCAGAAAAAGAAAGTCAATTATATTTATTTTATTTAAATGAAGATAATAAATATAATAAAACAATTATATCAAAAAGTAAGTTTATTCCATCTAATGAATATACTATTTCTAATTTAGAAAAAATATTAAATATTAAATTAACAAATTTAAATAAAAAAGGAGAAACTAAAATAAATGAATTATTTAATAATTTTACAATTCCTAATTATTGTTCAAATGCCAATACTTTAAATAATGCTTTAAATAATTTAGACAATATTAAAAAAATAAATAATTTTAATGAATATAAATATATTTCATTTATTTCATTTTATTATCATATTTTATTTAATTTATATAATATTTCTATATTTAATTTTATCACCTTTGAAGAAACACAATATAGTAATTTATATATAGATAATATTAAACCTGTAATTGAAAGAGAATATAGTAAATATAGTAAATCATACATTACTTATATTAAATTATGCCAATTAATAAAAAAATATGAACTTAATTTAATAAATAAAAATATTACATTTAATTTATATCCATATTCTCATATTAAAGAAAATAATAAAAGATATTTTATTTATTATTTTAATACTAATAAAATTAGTTTAAATTTATACTTTTGTGAAATTGATGCAAATCCACATAAATTTAATATATATATATTTAAAACTTCTGAAAATAAAGAAATGGAAGTCAATAAAAAAGATTTAGATTCTTTTATTAATAATAATAAAAATTTAAAATTTATAGATTATAAATGTTCTAAATGTAAAAAAATTAAAAATGTTATAAGAAAAAATAGTATGCCTAATGATGATATTAAAAAATTAATTAATCATAATAATGATATTAATGGATTCTTTAATTTATATATAAATAAATGCCCTGTAAATAATTATCATTTATTTGAAAATAATTTTAGTAAAAAGGATAAAACTAATGAATTAGTATATTCATGTAAATTTTGTAATATTAAATTTGATGATTTAATTAGCAAAAATAAGGATGTTTTTCATAAATATGAATCAAAATATAATGAATATAAATCAGATAAAAATAAATATACAAATAGTTTACTAAAAGAATTTGATATTCATATATCGAATCTAAATACTATAAATAATATTGAAACATATAAAAATGAAATTAATTTAAATATTAAAAATAATAAAGAAATTAAAAAATCTAATTATAATAAAGAAATTAATAATATTAATGAATTTAATTTCTTTAATTATAATTCTATTGATGAAATAATTAAAATTATTGATGGATTTAATTATGATGATGTTTTAATTAACTTTCAAAAAATATTTAATATTGATATTTTATATTTAAATCTAATCGGATTAACAGAAGGATATAGTTATAATAAATTACAAGATTTATCAATTTCATATATGAATATAGATAATAGATTAATTAAAATTAAAAATTATATCAGATATATATCAATTATTTATAATATGGTTCAAAATATTATAAATAATAAAATTAATATTACTTCTAGTTACTTTAAAAATTTAATTACTGATACTTCATTATTAGAAATAATAAATGAATTAACTACTAAACTATCACATAAAAATATATCCGAAAATAAAAATATTAATTCTAGTATTAATATTAATAATTTATATAATTATATTAATATTATTAATAAGGATAATAAATATATTATTCAATTTGGGATTAAATTAATATATCTTTTTATTATATCTATACAAAATAAAGATGAAAGTAATAATTATTCTAATTTAATTAAATTTATTATTTCTAAAATTTTAAAATTTGATGAATTATTTACAAATTATAATTATTATGAATTAAAACAAATGTTCAATCAAGATTCATTTGATGATATGTTTGAATCTAATGATGTTTATAATGATGATGATGATGATGATGAATTTGATTTATTTGAATATAATGATGTTAATGTAAATTTTGAAGATGAAGATACTGAAAATATTTAAATAAAAAATAAATTATAAATTTTAAATTAATTTAAACTATTTTTTTTATTTATAATTATAATTATAGTTATAATAATATAAAATGGATAATTTAATAAATATGAATAAATTTAATTTATTTTATGTCGCATTTTTTATTATTGTTATATTTATTCTTATTTTTATTAATTATCATAATTATGGACATTCCTTTGTTTTAATTTTTTATAGCATTTTAATATATATTGTTTATTCATTTAGTAATTTATTTATTTGGGATAATGTTAATAATAATTTAATAAATAATAATAATATAATTAAAGGATCTCAAGAAATTAAAGATAGTAATAAAGATAGTAATAAAAATAATGTAATTAGAAATCAAGTAAAGGATATTATGAATACACCAGATAATATGGCATATATTAATGAATTTATTAAAGATCCTATATTATTTTTTAATTATGATAATATTGATAATCTTAAAGAAGAATATGAACTTAATAAAAATAAATTAGCTAATATTTTAAATAAGAATATTTCTGATTTAACATCAATGCTTATTCAACCATATCAGCAAGAAGCTAAAAAATATTTTAATAAAAATAAAAAATCAATACAGTATGATTCTTTATTTTTAGAAAAGGAATCATTAAAATTTAAACCTGAGGTATTAGAATTGATGCTAACTCTTAAATATTTAGATATATTACAAAATAAAAATATTGATCCTACTGATATACTTAAATATAAAAATTTATCAAATAATATTAATAATTTTGTTAATGATATTGGAGTAAATTATTCAAAATCTATAAATAAGGAAGATGTTATTTTACTTAAATTATTATATACTAATATTTCCAATATTCGAAATAATAGAAAAATTATAGATATTGATAATCTTCCAAATAATATTAAGTTAAATATTGAATTTATTAATATATTAGAAAATTATAATTTATCATTAGATATTATTCAAAATGAAAAAGTAATTAAATTAATTCAACCTAAATTAATAAAATTAAAAAATAATATTACTAATTTACAAAACTTTTTAATGGAAATTGATAATTATAAATATAAAATAAAAGAAAATAATGCAATTATTTTAATTTTAAAGGCTCAACTAAATAAAAAAGGTAATGATATTAAACTATTAAATTCTCAAAATCAAAATAATAATGAAATAATAAATAATAAAACAAATGAAATTAATACTATTAATAATAAAATTACTGAAATTAATAACTCTATTAAGGAATTAGAAATTGAAAAGAATAATCTATTAAATTTAATTAAAATTAAAGATGATAAATTAAACGATAGTATTTCTCAAATTGCTAAATTAAATGATACTGTTATAAATCATGAAAATGAAATTAATAATTTAATAAATAATAAGAATAAATTAGAAAATGACATTATTATATATACTAAACAGAATGAAGATTATTTTAATCAAATTCAACAAATGCAAATTAATACAAATGAACTAGAACAAAAAGTAAAAACTTATGAAAATAATTTTTCTGAATTTGAAAAGGAAAGAAATAATTTAATAATTGAAAAAAGTAAATTTTATGATTTAGAATATGGTATTAATGAACGATATAATAAAAATTTAGAAATATTATCAAAATTAAAAAGTGAATTAGAAGAAAAAAATTTAGAAATTTCAAATTTAAATGATAATTTAGAATTAAATGATAATGTAAATGAAATAAATAAAGAATTAATTTTAAATATTGATTCTAAAAATAAAGAAATTGAAAAATTAAACTATAGTATTAATTTTTATAATGAAAATATGTTAACTAAAGATAAAAATATAAAGGAAATTGTTAAAAATATATATGATAAATTTAAATCATTACTTTCTATTATTAATAACAATAACTTAAAATTAGATATATTAAATACTGAATATGAAAATAATAAAGAAATTGTAAATAAATTTAATATGGATATAAATACATATTCTAATAATGAATTAGATTTTATTTATAATGCTAAAAAAAGAATAATTAATATTGAAAATGAAATGAAAATATTATCTAATATTAATATTTATATTAAAAAATTACTTTCTTCTCATAATTATTTAGAAAGTAATATTAATTCATTAGAAATGGATCAAGCTATAAAAAATGATATTTTAACATTATTTCAAGAATTTAATTTAATTAATATTTTAGAATCCAGTGAAGATTTAGACTCAATAATTCAATCTAATTATTTAGATAAGTTAATTCAAGAAAATAAAGATAATGCTAGTTTTAAACAAAAATTTGATAATTTAATAATAGAAGTAAATAATTATAAAGAAACTATAAAATCTAATATTCAATCTATTGATAATTTACAAGAAGAATTGAATAATTATAAAATAATTAATTTAAATTTAACAAATGAATTAAATAATAAATTTGATATTATCAATGAATTAAATAATAAATTAAAAAATAAGGATAGTGATGAATTATTAAATTCTAAAAAAATTATTAATGATTTATTAAAGGAAAAAGATGTATTAGAAAAAAATATTAATAATTTAATTTATCAAAATAATGAATTAGATAATGCTATTAATAGTAATTTAGAAAAGAATATTAATAAAATAAAATTATTTATTGATGGTAATATTTTAAATTTAAATACCGAAGTCAGTAGTGAATTAAATTTAGTATTAACAAATAGTTTAGATAACTCTTCAAATAACTCTTCAAATAACTCTTCAAATTTTGATTTAAAAGAAAAATTAAATGTTTATATTGATTATTTAATTTATAGTTTTAAAACTATGACTTCTAACTTTAATATCAAAATTAAAGAATATGATACTATTATTAATAAAAATAATACTAAAATATTAAATTTAGAGGAATCTATTAATAAATATAATATTAAATTAGATGAAATAAATAATGATTATACTACCGTATTTAATAAAAATAAAGAATTAATTAATTTAAATGATAATTTAAATAATAAAATTTCAGAATTAATTAAATATGAAGATAAATATACTAGTTTAGAAAATGATTATACTAATTTAATAAATAAAATAAATACTTCATTTAAAGAAAAAATAACAGATGAATTAAATAAATTAAAAAATTATAATGATTTAGAACATAAATATTTAGAAAAAATTATTTCTCAAATGCAAAAAAATAATATAATAGTTAATAATGCATTATTAAATAATACATTAAATGTAAATCAAATAAATGATTTATTACTTAAATCTACAGATATTGCCTTATCTGATATTGCATTATCTAATGATTCATTAGATATTATCATTAATGAACTAATTTCAATATATAATAATAATATAAATCAATTATTACAAACGGCTAATGAAAAATATAACTATAAATTACAAATTACTAATTTAAAATTAGAAATATCTAAATTATCAGATATAATTAATAAAAATAATGAAATCATTAATAATTATATTAAAAATAATTCTAATTTTATAGAATTAATTAAAAATAGTAGTATTAATTTATTTAATTCATTAATTAGTATTGGTAATTTTAGAAATAATACAAATAATTTTAATTCAACTATTCAAAATATATTTAATGAATTTAATAAAGAATCACAAGGTAAATTAAATACTGAATTTATAAATAATTTTGAAAAAATATACCAAATTTATAATTCACTTATTGAAAATATTAAATCTGAAATTACAAATTTAAATAATAAAATAAAAGAATTACTTGATTTAAATAATAAGAATAATTTAGAAAATGAAAATTTAAAGAAAGAAATTCAAAAATTAGATTATATTAAAATTGATAATAATAATTTACTTAAAAAATTATCAAGTTTAAATATTAAAATTAATGAATATGAAGATACGATTAATAATTTAAATAAAGAAATTGGACTTTATAAATCAGAAATTATTTCTAAAAATAATGAAATTGAAAATTTAAAGGATAAAAATTTAAATATTATAAATGAAATTAATTTAATTAACGAAAATAATACTAAAATTTTAAATGAAAAAATTGCAATTATTAATGATGAATTAATTCGAGAACGGGATAGATATACTAACCAATTAAAAAAATTAGAAGAATCTGAATGGACTATAAGTAAAGCATTACAAGATAAGGAATTATATGTTAATAATTATAATATAATTAATGAACAAAATAATAAATTAGTTAATGAAAATAATAAATTAAAAAATGATGTTGAATTGATTAAAAATGATATAAATAATAAATATAATAAAATAACAGATTTATATAATATTCAATTAAATGAATATTTAACTAAAATTGAAGATAATCAATCATTAATTAATTCATTAAATACACAATTAGAAAATAATTTATCTAATATTGAATTATTAAAAAGAGAACTTGAAAATTATAAAAATAATACAATTTCTATTAGTGATCACAATACTATTTTAGAATCTGAAAAACAATTATATCTTAATAGAGAAACTGATATTATTTCAAAACATGAAATAATAATTGATAATTTAATTAAACAAAATAATTATCTAAAAGAATATACAATTGAATTAAATAATAAAAATGAAGAACAAATTAATCAAATTATAAAAAATAATGAGATAGAATTGCAAAAAATTAAATCTGAAAATATTATGATTATTAATAATATTAAGAATGAGTATGAAATAATTCAAAATAATATTATTAATAATCATAATATAGAAATATCCGATTATTTAGATAAAATTAAAAAATTAAAAGATTATAATAGTACATTAGTAAATGAAAATTTAATATTAAATGATAATTTAAAAAAGAATGAAATTCAAATAGATGAATATAAAAAGTATATTAATGAAAAAGAATTATTAAATGAAGAAGTTTATCAAAAGGTATTAGAGAAATATAATAATGAGCGTAAATTAAACATTAAATATAAAATACAAAATAATTTATTAATTGATTATACTAAAAAATTAAAAAATGATAATATTAATTTATTAGAAGAATATAAATTACTTAATAATATTAATAAAAAATTAAATGATGATAATATAGATTTAAAAACACAATTAGATAATTGTATTAGTAAATATAATGAAAATATTTATACTTTAACATTAATTAAAGAAGAATTGGTAGATCAACAAAATAAATTAAAATTATCAATTCTTAATAATAATAATATAACTGATAATTATAATATTATTTTAGAAAAAAATAAACAATTAGAATTATTTAATGATGAATTAAATAATTCTATAGTTGAGTTAAAAAAAGAAAAATATCAAATTATTAATAATTCTAATGCATTACAGGATATTATTAATACACTTAAAGAACAAATTATTAATATAAATAATAATTATGAAATTAATAGTAATAATTATAAATTTGATAGTAATAATAAAAATAAATTAATATCTGAATTAGAAGATAAAATAATATTATTAAATGATGAATTATATAATATTACAAATGAAAAGAATAAATTAGAAACTGAATTACAAATAGATATTAATACTTTAAAAAATGAAAAATTAAATTTAATTAATAGAATTACAATATTAAATACTAAATTATTAGAACTTCCTAAAATTGCAGATAATATTAATAAATTTAAATTAGAAGATTTATTAAAAAATTCCGAAATTAATACATTAATAGAAAATTATAATCAAAAAATTAAAGATTTAGAATTACTAAATATTAAATTATCTTATGATAATAATACTTTAAATAAAAAAATGAATAAACTAAATAATGATATAAATATACTTTATAATGATATAATTAATATTAAAAATATTAATCAACAAGATAAAATTAAATATGAATCTATAATTAATGATATGAATAGTTATATAAAACAATTAGAAGGTTTTATTAAAGAAAAAGAAAGTGAATTTAAATTAGATATCGAAAATAAGCAAAATATATTAGATTCTTATATTAATCTAATTAATAATTATGAAGATAAAATTAAAATATGTAATAATAAATTAGATTCATGTGAAATTAAAAGTATAAATTATGAAAAAAATATTAAAACATTATTAGAAACTAATTATACTATACAAAATAATATTGAAGTATTAAATAATGATATTAATCAATTAACAAATGAAAATAATAATTTAAAATCAAATATTCAAGATTTAATAAAATATCAAGAAACTTTAGTTAATAAAAATAATGAATTAAATAAAGATATTATTAAATTACAAGATTTATATAATAATAAAATAACTTCATGTGAAGATACCTATTATATTATAGATAAAAGTAAATTAAATAATAAATTAAATAGTAAATTAAATAGTAAATTAAATGGTAAATTAAATAATTTAATAGAAGATAATTATACTAAATATCTTAAAATGAATAAGATACTTGTATAAAGTTTAAGGTATTTTAATTAGTTAAAAAAAAATTGAATTTTTTTACTATATAAATAATAAAAGTATTAATATAATAAAAGAATACAATATCATGAATTCAATTGAAAATAATACAGTTATTAAACGAAGTTGGGCTGATTATGATTCAGATGATGATTTAAATAGTTATTTAACCCATAAAGAAAGCAATTGTAATAGTAATATTGATATTACTAAATATTTAAAAAAATTTAATATTAAAATTATTGATAAAGATGGAAATGAAATTATTGATACAAATGATGAAATTAATAATACAAATAATAAAATTATTGATACAAATGATGAAATTATTGATAAAGATACCAAAACTGATAATACAATTGATGAAATTTTAAATGAAGTAAATAATGATAAAGATTTAATTGATACTAAATTAAATAATAATAAAAATAATAATACAAATAGTAATAATAATAGTAATATGGTATATACAGTCGAAAATTTTATTGAATTAATTAAACAAAATAAAAAACCAAATGTTGATTTTATGATACATAAATCTGCTCATTGTTTTCATACATATAATGGAACTATTTGTTATAATGTAAAAAAATGCAAAAAAATTCATATACAAAGATGTATTTATAATAATAAATGCAATAATAAAAAATGTACATTTATACATGAAAAAAATATGTTAAATAATGAAGCTAAACTAAATTTTAAAAATACAATTAATGAATATAATAAAATTAAACAAAATAAACAAATTAAATGATTACATAATCATCATCTGAGTTTATAATAGAATTAAATTTATTTTTTAGTAATACTTGGCATTTAATAAATACTTCAATATTTTTTTTATGAATAATTTTATCATATACATCAAAAGTATCTCGATAGTTATTAATATAACTATCTATAATATCGATTAATGATAAATTATATTTTTTTATTATATTAACTATTTCTATTATACATTTTTCTTTTTTTGATTGGTTAATAAATTTATTTTTCATAATTATTCAAATTTAATAATGGTATATTTAAGATTTATCAAATTAATTTTATTAAATTAATTTAATATTATTTATATTATAATTTATATTAATTTATATTAATTTATATAAATTATATAAATTATAATCTATACTAATCTATATTAATCTATATTAATATAGATTAATCTATAAAGCTTATTGTATATTTTAATACAGTTAAAAAAGATATAATGATTGTTGATTTATTATCTTTATTTATTTTTAAAAATGTTCAAACTGAATTAAAAAATAATGAATTAGAAAAACTATTTAAAAAAAAAATTATATCAGATAATAATAAATTAAATATTAGTAGACAATTATATTCTGAAATTAATTTACCGAATAATAATAAATTATTTAATGATATTCAAAATAAAGTTTCTTCATATTTAGAATCATGGATTAATTTAGGTATATTTGATAATATAGAATTTGAAAATGTTAAATTTAGTAATATTAATGAATTAATAGATTATTATAATAAATTATTTGTAGATACATTTAGAGAACAAATAGTTAACTATAATTTAATGGAAAATGAAATTAATAATAATCCATATAAACATGAATTAAATATAAATAATAAAAATATTAAATATGAAAATATTTTAAGTGATGATTATCAATATATAAATAATAATAATTATATTAAAGTTTTTACTAATAATAGATTTGATGAAAGATATAATAAGGTTCCATATTATGAAAGTGCATTATATAAAAGAAATTATGATCGAAATGAGAAAGGTTCTTTAGAAAATCATATTTTAGAAACATATAATTTTAAAAGATATATTTCTGATGATTTAACAAATAATGTTAGTTATTTAAGAAAAAATAAAAAATAAATTTATTTAAAATATTATTTAAAATATTACTTTAAAATATTTATAAAATTAATATATTTTGGACATTTATTTAATTCATAATATTCTAATTCTTCTAATAACTTACATTTAAAATTTTCAATTAAATTATTATTTAAATTATTATTTAAATTATTATTTAAATTATTATTTTTTAAAATATTTTGTTTATTAATAATTATAGTTTTTATATTTTTATTTTTATTATAAATAGAATGAATATCATTATTATTATATAAAAATATTAATATATAAAATATACTTTCTATATCATCACATCTTGTTCCATAATATCCTTTATTTATATTTATTGAATTAAATTTAATATTTTTATTTCTTTCTTCGATTATATTTATTATTTTATTTATTATTGTATTATTATAAAATTCAGAATTATTATTAATATATTTAATACATATACTAAAATCTGTTAATTTTATATTATATTCATTATTAATGTAAATATTATCTGGATTTAAATTTAAATATAAATATTTATTTTTATGAATATATCTAATCGCTAAAATTAGCTGTGATATAATTTTAATAATTATATTATTTTTTTGATTTATATCTTCTATTTTATTTAAGTTAGTTTTCATAAAATCATTTAATGTTATATAATTTATCATAGGTTCATAAAGTATAACTGAATAATTATTATTTAATTTATAATAATAATTTTCTTTAATGTTATTTAATTTAATAATATTTATATGATTTTTTAAATTATTTTTAAGAATATTATATTCATAGTATAATTTACATTTATTTTCTTTTGTATATTTAAGTTTAAATGCAATATTAGAATCTAATATAATTAATTTATTTTCATTTAATTTATTTTCATTGAATTTATTATTAATAAATTCATTAATAATAGTTTTTAATTCATAAGTATTAGTATTTATTTCTAACAAATTATTTTTTGAAAACATTTCATTATCATTACTATTATTCTTTTTAATAGAATTAATATTCCTATTATTATTAGTATCATCGATATATAAATTACTACATTCAATGATATTACTTGACGTTGAATCATTATTAGAATTTTTTTTTAGGTTATTAATTATATTATAATGGCGAGTACAATATCTAATATTATTAATTAAATATTTATGAATAAATTTACAATTTGATGTATTAACATTATATTCACAACTCATTTTTTTAATAAAAAAAAATAAATTCAATTTTAAATAAATTTTAATAAAATACTATATTAACTTTCAATTTCAAATTTTATTTCATCTGAATTAAATATATTAAATGTATCATAGATTAACTTATCATTATTAAATATTTGAATATAATAATAAAATTGATTATTTATATTTTTTATATAAATTAAAATTTTATTATTATATTCAAATTTAATAATATGGCTATTAAAATTACTATTAGTACTACTATGTGAATCTGTTATACATTTGACTATTGGAATTAAAATAGAATTTGATATTAAGTTTGAATTTGATATTTTAATTAAATTTTGGGTTGATTTGTTATTTAAATCCTTCATTATATTAGATAAGAAAATTTTATAAATATTTAAGAATGTTATAAAAATGCTATTAAAATGATAATATTAATTTTGATTGATATTTTGATTATTAACCTGATTATTATATGATAGTATATTAATCATAAATAAAATAATTAATGAAATAATTATTTTGTAATAATTAATAATAAACAAATATAGATATTTGAATATATAATTGAATATAATTATAATACTATTTTTAGTTCTATAATAAATTGATTTGCATATAACTTTACATATTATCTTATAAAATATCTTATAAATGACCCTATAAAATATCTTATAAATTATCTTATAAATTGCATAAAATATATAATAAATTATTATTTTGATAAAATTAATTATACTATTTGTAATATATATAATTAATGAATATATCAATATAAATAGTATAATTATAATAACTAATACACATAATATTATTATAACATAATTATTTATTATATTATAATTTAAATCTAGATTTATATTATTTAATTTAATAAATTGATTTAAAGAATTAGCAATTTCATTATTAAAGAAATCATTTAAATATTTATTAATATAATTTGAAAATACAATTAAATTTACTATAGAAATCATTTTTTATAAAAAATAATATTTATTAATATTAATTTTATAAATTATTTTAAAATTGAATTAATAATTTAATAATTTAAAGAATAATTTAACTAATAATAAGAATATTAAAATAATTAAAATGTCAAAATTAGATTATTCAGATTTTAATAATAAAATTCAATTTCCTATTGAATTAAAGGATAATAAAATATATTTTCCAAAATTATTTAGTAAAATTAATAAATCAAATAAATTAAGATTTTGGGAAATATATGGATATTTAAAAGTTAATAATAAAATTATTAATTTAACTAATACTAATTTAGATAATTATATTGATAATATAAAACATAAAACATTAGTAAATAATTATATTGAAGAAATAATTATTATAACTGAATATGGATTAATTGATGGTAAAAGGACAATAACCGAACCAACTATTATTAATTCTGGAAAAAATATAAATAAAAAAAATGAAACTAATGTTTTAACTCAATCTATGATTTATATGAGAAATTTATATTTAAAAAAAATTAAAACTGGTTATCATTTAAAAGAAGATATTAAAAAAGAAAATAATAATATATTTCCAATGGCATTACAAGTATATAATAAATATAAAAAATATATTAAATATCCTTGTTTTATTCAGCCTAAATTAGATGGAATACGTGTAATTGCAAAATTAATTAAAGATGGTAATGAATATAAAGTTGAATTATTATCAAGAAGATTAAATATATATTCGGGATTTGAACATATTAAAGATGAAATTTATAAAATTTTAATTAAATATCCAAATACAATATTAGATGGTGAATTATATAATCATAAATTAAATTTACAAGATATTTCAGGATTAGTAAGAAATGAAAATATAGATTCTGAAAAATTAAAAAAAGATAGATTACAATTATCATTTTATATATTTGATTGTATTTTATTAAATGATAATTCTCAAAAAATGATATTTGATGAAAGAATAAAATTATTGCAAGAATTATTATTAGAAAAATCTAATAATACTGAAAAATTTAAATATTTAAAATTGGTAGATACCACATTAGTACATTCTGAAAGTGAATCAAATGAATTATTTAAATCATATATTAAGAATAAATATGAAGGTATTGTATATAAAAATAGAAATGCAATATATGAATATTCAAATATTAAAGAAATTAGAAGTCATGACTATTTAAAAAGAAAAAAAAATTATGAACAGGAATATCCAATTATTGGATTTGAAGAAGGAAGTCATGGTAAGGATAAAGGAGCAATTATATTTACTATGAAAACTGATAATAATAAAGAATTTAGAGCAGTTCCTAACATGACCTTAAATAAAAGAAAAGAATTATATAAAATTGCACTTAAATCATTTGATACAAAATTTAAAAATAAATTAGCAACTATTTCATTTGATGAATTTAGTAAAGATAATGTACCACTAAGGCCTAAATTTATTACAATTCGGGATTATGAATAAATTATATTAGTAAGTAATATTAGTAAGTAATATTATTTTTTTTATTTAAACAATATTAATAATAATTAGTAAGGTATAATAATTAGTAAGGTATAATAATTAGTAAAATAAATTAATGATCATGAATATATCACCTTATAATGGAATTGATAAACCTAAATGTTATAAATGTAAAAAAAAATTAGGACTTTTTTATATTAAATGTAAATGTAATAATATATTTTGTAATGGCCATAGATATTCAGAAGAACATGATTGCACATATAATTATTATGAAGAGAATAAAAATAATAATATCAAAAATAATGAAATAATTAAAGAATTAAATAATAATATAAAATTAAATAAAATTTAATAGTTCGACTTTTATTCTTCTATTAAAACAAAACTACTATTTTTAAAAAAATCTAAATATTCATATAAATACTTATCATACATTTGAAAATTTAATGCAATCATATTATGATAATTTTTCAAAAAATCTAATGCATTTAAATTAAGAGATAATGCTGAATATATGTCTCCTGATTTATATACTCTAGAAATAATATTATCTTCTTTTCTTTTTTGTGTTATATATCTATGAGTTTCATCTATATTTTTATAATTAAATGAAACATTAATAATATCATTTAATATATTATATTCATCAGTATCTCCAATTAATACGATCTTATGTATTAAATTTCTAATTGGAGTTAATGCAAAATCATTATTAACATATGATTTAAACCCATTAGCATAATTATAGTCAGGTAAATATAAATAATCTTTAATTTTAGATTTTAAAAATATTTCTTTTATTTTTTTAACAAATTCAATATTGTTTTTATCTGGGATTTCTATATTAATAATTAATGGATCAATTGTATTTTTAAACGCATGTTCATTAATTATATCTAATGCATATTCTAATGTAATATATGAAGTAGTAAGTATTTTTTCATTTCCATGCGCAACTACAACATTGCCGCCTATTAAATGCAAATCTAATTCAATTGCGCGTGCATTTAAATTTAATGTATCTATAATACCCTGTCCTGTAACAATAGATAGATGCTGACTACCATTTAAATAAGTATTATGTGAAGTCGAAATATAAAATTTATATAATGGATAATCTAAATATTTATTTACTGTATTATTGGGATCTGTAATTGATAATACTTTATTTTCTTTTTTTAATTTATTTATTTTAAATAAATTTTGATTTAAAATAAACCAATATATTACAATAATTACAATAATTACAATAATAATAATAGTAACAAATATTATAAGAATTGTATTTTTTTTCATAATTAAAATTGAATTTATTTTAAGTTGTGTATATTAAGTAAGATATATTAAGTAAGATATATTAAGTAAGATATATTAAGTAAGTATTATAATGATTAACAATTCAATAAAATATTTAAATACTCCAGTAAAAGAATTTGCTAAAAGAACAATAATTCAAGGTAATATTGATTTAAATTATCAAATGTTTTTACAATGGCATAATAAAAATAATATTAAAAATAATAAAGATAATTTATATAAATTATATAATGAATACATTAATTTAAATAAAATAATTAAAAAAATTACAAATAGACCATCTGATATAAATACAAAGTTATTTTTTAATAATAACTTTAATAGATATAATAATTATTCAATATCAAATAAATATTTAATTAAAAATAATAAGATATTAATATCTAATGCCAAATCTAATGACAAATCTAATGATATAATAGATAATGATTTTATTAATACTTTATTAAATAATAATTATAAAATTAAATTAAGTAATTATTATCATGAAGGTAGTAATAATTGTATCTTTTCTCATAGTGGAAATACTTTATGGTTTGGATATAATAATTTAGATATTTATATAGATAAAATCTTAGAATTAAGAGAATTCTTTAATTTAGATAAATATTCATTAATTCCAGTTAATTTAAATAATAAATATTTTAATAAACTTAATATGTGTTTAATGTCATTAAATAAAGATCAAATTATGTTATATCCAAAGGCTTTTGATAGAAATACATTAAATATTATTTATGTACTATTTAATAAAAAAAATATTTTAGTTGTTGATGATGAAGATGCATATAATTTATGTTGCAATTCAGTAATAATAGATAATAATATTATTATTAATTCAATTAGTAAAAAATTAGAATATACATTACGTAATGATTTTAATTTAAATCCATGCATTATTAATTTTAATACGCATAATAAAATATATAATAAATCAATTAGTAATTTTATAATTAATTATCCAACAACCCAATTATAATTACAGAAATTGCAAGTTAAACTTAAATTTGATCCTTCATCTAATGATCTTCCTTGATATTCTTGGATTTTAACTTCTTTTTTTCCACAATTTTTACATCTATATAAAATACTTGTTTTATAATTAAGTTTTTGTCCATTTCTTAATTTAATATTATTTTTAATATTTTCTGATTTTGCAGGACATAAATGATCTGATGATAATTTAGCTATATTGCATATATCAATTTCATTATTAATTATTTTTTGTATTAAATATTCAGAACCAACTTCGGAGTATTTATCTAAATTTTTTGTTATTTTATTACAATTTAATTGATATAAATATATAAATTTTTCATTTTCCCATGACTTATAAATTAATTTTTCATCTGCTTTTTTAATTGTTTCATTATAACAAGACAATTCTAAATTTATAATTATATAATTTTGTTTTTCTCTTGATAATTTTTTAAAATTTAAATCATTTTCTAAAATCTCAGCCATTAATAATATAATAGCTCTTCTATTTTTACTATATTCATTATCATTATATAAAGTTAATGGAATAGTAAACTTTAAATTGTTATGTAAAGTATCTAATTTATTTAGAATATATTCTTTTATACCTTGATCATTTACTACTGAATTCATTGATTTAAAAATTAGTTAATTAAATTTAAAATTATAAATTAATAATAAAATATTCAATTTTAAATTTATTTTATTATTACTTTAAAATATTTTTTAAATTTAATTAAAATTGAATATTATTTAAAATTTAATAATATACCAATTTAATCTATTATTCTTTAATATTATATCAATATAAAATCAATTTTTAAAATAATTTAAATTAATTTTAAAATGAACTTTAATATTGAGAATTTAGATTATTTAAATAAAATATTAAATTGTTATAATTTAAATAAGGACAATAAAACAGTTAATTATGAATTAGAAATTACATATCATTTAAATAAAAATATTAATTTATATAAATTAATATTTAATAAGTTAAAAAAAATAAGTTCAGATATTTCAGTTATTGAAAATATTGATATTTTTTATAAATATAATCAAAATGAGTTTAGAGTAACTAAACAATTTAAACATGGAAATAACTTAGATAAAGATATATATTTAAAAAAGAAAAATATTATGAAGCCTTATAGTTTTAAAAATGGAATATCTAATATTTCTAAATATTCATTAAAATTAAAATCTGAAGAAAATGTTGAAAATACAATTGGATTTGATTTTAATAAAAATAGTAATATATATAAAATATCTAAAATTCGAATTAAATTACGAATAAGTTTCTTATTAAAAGATATTAGAGTTGATTTAGATTTAATCAATAATTTTAATATTAAAAATAATAATATTAAAGAAATTAAAAATGCGATTTTTAAAAAATATAATTTAGAAAATATTACTGAAGAAATTAATTATTCATTATTTGATGAAATATTATTAGAAACTGAATTTTTAAATAATATTTCATCAAATAATGATATTACCGAAAATATATTATTAGATTCTATTCAATTTATTAATAAATCATTAAATGATAATAGTACTAATGATTATCAAAAATATATATATAATATTGCTACATTTATTATTTCTAATAAATTATATCTAAATAATTTTAAACAAAAATCGGGACTAAAAAAATTATTAAATAATGTTATTGAATTAAATTCAGAATTATATTATAAAAAAATAGTACCTGATATTAATAATTATTATTTAACTGATAAAATTGATGGGCTAAGATGTATTATATATATTAGTGAATATATGGATAATATTGATATTAAATTAGTAGCTAATAAATTATACCAAATTAAAGAATATAATTACAATATTGATGAAAATAATAATTCTAAACCTTTATTTACTATATTGGATTGTGAATTAATTATTAATAAAAATGATGACAATAATGAAAATAATAAAGTATTATCATTAAATGATATTAATATTTATATATTTGATATCATTACATATGAAAGTAATGATATTGGATTCAAACCATTTGAAAAAAGATATGAATTATTAACTAAAATTAAGGATAAAATAACTAATCTACATAAAAATATAGATTACAAAGAATTTATTAGATTAGATAATAATTATAAAACTCAAATTAAAGATTTTTATCATAATAAAGAAAAAAGTAATAAATATGAAATTGATGGTTTAATATTTACTCCCGCAAATGAAACTAAAATATATGATGATACTAATATTAAGAAAATTAATACTAATTATAATAATATGATTGGATATAAATGGAAACCTATTGAACATATGAGTATTGATTTTTATATGGTAAAATTATCTAATAATATTTTTAATAAATTACAAAAAAATAAACCTTTTAATACATTAAATACTCAATTAAAAAAAGATAGTAATATTTATATATTATTTAGCGGAATCTCAAAATATGATTTTGATAAGTTAAATTTAACATATTTACCTTATTATAATCAAATTATAGATTATAAATATCATAATAAATTATATTTTCCTATTCAATTTTCACCTAGTGATGATCCATATAATTATATTTATATAGATTCAAAAACAGATTTAGATAATAAAATTGGTGAATTTTTATATGATACAATAAATAAAAAATGGATATTAAAAAAAATAAGAACTGATCGTGATGTAGAATTATTAAGAGGTGAATATTTTGGAAATTATTTTAAAATTTCTGAACTTATATGGAATTCTATTAATAATCCATTAACATTAGATATGTTAACTTCAGATAATACTAGTTATTTTATTAATGATGATAATACTTTCTATAAAGCACAAAGATCATTTAATTCATTTGTTAAATCAAAATTAATTGAAAATATTATATCTAAAGAATTATATGATTATAATAAATTAGATTGGGTTATTGATTTAGCAGCAGGTAAAGGCCAAGATTTAGCAAGACTTGTAAATTATGGATTTAAAAATGGATTATTTATTGATAATGATAAAAATGCATTAATGGAATTAATTAATAGAAAATATAATTTACGAACTAAAACTAAAAGTAATATGAAAATATATACTCAAAATATTGATTTAACAAAATCATATATAGATATTATTTCTAATATTAATACATTTGAAATAAATAAAGAATCTATTGATATTATTATATGCAATTTTGCAATTCATTATATAATTTCAGATAATGAAAAATTAATTAATATTATTAAATTATTAGATTATTATCTTAAACCAGGTGGTAGATTTATCTTTACTTGTTTTAATGGGCATAAAATATTTAAATTATTAGAAAATACTAATAATTGGAATAGTTATGAAAATAATAATTTAAAATATTCTATTAAAAAATTATATAATAATACATCCTTTCTAAATACAGGATTACAAATTGATGTTTTATTACCATTTAGTAATAATCAATATTATACAGAATATTTAATGAATTTAGATTATATATTAAAATCATTTAATGATAATAATTTCATTTCTGAAATATCATTATCATTTAATCATTTTCTAAATGATTTCCAAATAGAAAACCCAAATGCATTTAATAAATTATCAGAATCTGATATTGAATATATTGGATTATATCAATTTAATGTAATTAAAAAAAATGCTATTACTAAAAATAAAAATATTATAATTAAAACTAATATTAATAAGATATTTAAAACAAATATTGGTGTAAATTTAGAAAATTATACTGATACTAAAAAAGAAGGTAGTAATAATAATTTATATGGTAATTTAGATCAATTAGATAATATCTATTATAGTAATTCTATATTATTAATTATTAATACACAAAATAAAACTATTATTAAAGATATTATTAATAAATTTGATAGATTTAATTATAAAAATAAAAATATATTTACAAAAAATAAAAATAGAATTATTAAATATATTACATTCGAACCTAAAAATTATGATTTAATCCCTCAATATTTAAAAATATATTTAATTGCTAATGGATTAAGTAAATTTGAAGATATAAATAAAGAATATAAAAATAAATATGATTCTATTATTTTCTATGATATTAATGTTAATATGAATAATGATAATTATGATTTAAATCAAGTACTACCAAAAAGTCCTATTATTCCTATTATATTGACTAATGATAATAATAATAATCATAATAATCACAATAATCACAATAATGATAATAATCATAATTTAATTTTAAATTCAAATGATTGTAATAATTTAATTAAATACTTTAATAATTTAAATGGTGATTTAAATTTAGATATTTTATATGATTATTTATCCCATTCTAATTTTATTAGTAATTCTAATTCGTATAAAATAAATTATATTTATAATAATCAAATAGTTAAAAATACTAAGAATATTGATATTTCCTTAATAAAAGAATTATTAAAGAAAGATTATCAAAAAAAACAAATACAAAAATTAAAATATTTTGACTTAATTTAAAATTAAATTATTTTATATCTTTAAATAATTTACAATATTGTCTATATCTTTCTTCCCAATTAAATATTGGCGAATAATGAATATTATATTTTTTTTGTATAATATTATTCCATTTATATAAATCTTTATTAGGAATATTTTTTAATTCAGGTAACCATTTTTTTATATAAATGCATTCCGGATCAAACTTTTTAATTACTTCATTATCAATTCTCATCATTCTACCAGTTAATGAATGACAACCTTTTTTATGAAATCTTCGTCCTGATAAATCTAAATCTATAAACCATTGGTGATTTAATTTATTTTGACTTGCATTACAATCAACTAAATAATAACTATAACCAATATGTGATCCATATTTTGGATGGAATGGATTAATAATTAGATATTTAATCCAAAATGTTGCTAATAATAATCTAGTTCTATTGCCAATATAACCAGTTTTAATTAATTCACGCATTGCTGCATCAATTATTAAAAATCCAGTTTTTGATTCAATTAATAATTTCCATAAATTATGATTATTTTCCCATTTAATTAAATTAAATCTATTATCAATAAATTTAGTATAACTATTTCCATTTTGTATATATAATAAAATTAATAAATAATAATCTCTCCAATATAATTGTTTAGCAATTATCTCATTTAATTTTATTATATGATAAAATTCACGTATAGATATACATCCAAAATTTAATGCAGCTGAAATTTCAAAAGATTTAAATGTCAGTAAATCTCGACTATCTGAATTATATTTATTTAATATATCTTTATTATTAATTTTTTGTAATGATCTAGTTCTCCCTCCATTTTGGGCAAGATAAATATTATTAATATATAAAGTATCCAAATTATTCTTATTAAATAAATATTTAATTAATTTCTTATTATTTTGAATATGAATTTGACTATTAAATTCTAATTTAATATAATTTGTAAATTTATTTTTAATTATTTGATTTACATCATTTTTAATTGCATTTTTATAAAATGCACCATAATTTATATATGCTTCATTTTTATTATTTTTAGTTAATTTATTAATAGGTATTAATGTAATATCATTTGGTTCATTTATAACTGAAATATTATATTTATTACATACCTTAACTATTAAATTATCTCTTTCTAATGCATATTTAGTATAATCACAATTAAATCCTAATTTTAAATCTTTATTATAGTCTAATTTAATTATATTTTTTAAAGTTTTAAGTAACTCTTCTAAAATATCAATAGGATTTCCCTTAAATATATTTAATTTTCCATTTAATTGTTTATCTAAATCAATTAATGATTCACACATAAATTGAATTGCATTATTAGATCTATAATATTTATTTTTATTTGTTATTTCTATTTGATAATCATCTAGAATAAATATAGGTATAATTTTATTACATTCTTGACTTAATTTTATTAAACCTAAATTATCATGTAATCTTAAATCCTTTCTAAATACAAATATTCCAATTGAATTATTTATCATATTTAAATAATATTTTTATTATATTATAATATTATTATAATATTATTTAAAGTATTATTTAAAGTATTATTTAAAGTATTATTTAAAGTATGAATATAAAACTAATAATTTTTATATTATTTATTTTTATCTTTATTTTAGGTTTATTATTTAAAAATAAAGATATTTCTTATTTTATACTAATATTATCTAATATGTTATTTATTATATATGGCATCACAATGGCAATTTTTAATTAAAAAAAAATAAAATTTAGTTAAAATAATTTTTAATAATAAATCTAAAATCATTATTAATATATCCCATATCAAAACTATTATTATTATTATTATATTTATCCATATTCTTACTAATTCTATTACTTTTTTTAATTTGTCTTTTTTTAAATTGAAGATTATTATCCTTATTATCCTGATTATCCTGATTATCCTTATTATCCTTATTATTACATTTAATAATTGTATACATATTATTATTATTTATTTCTTCTAAAATACTTTCAGTTATTGTATCTAATTTCCAATACCTACGAAATTGATATTTCCATACTTTAATAGCATATATTTTGGAATTTGTCATGTTTATAAATTATATTATAAATTGTTTTATGAATTAATATTATTAACTATTCAATTATTTTTTTAATTAAATACTTCATATAAAATATTATTATTAACTAACATACTAAATACAGTTTAAACTGTATTTTAAACTGTATTTTAATATTTAATTACAAGTTAATGAAAATTCAATTAAATACAAAATTGAATTATTTTAAACATTACTTTGAATAAAACTTTTTTAGACCAATGTCATTAAATATAGAATTATCAAATAATAATCTAAATTTTTTAGAATATTTGAATACAATTACAGATAAGCAAATCTTTTTAAATTATATAGTAGAATTAGGATATAATGAATATTTAAAATTAAAAAATTTAAAATTTGATAATCAATTTTCGACTAAACAAGAGAATACAATAAATATTAATACATTATTATCTAAGCATACTAATGATATTTATAAACTTATTGATGATAAAATAAATGTTTTATCCATTTATAATAATATTAATGCAATAGATAATAAATCTAGAGGAACTATAGGTGAAAATATAATATACGATTTTTTTAAAAATAATTTTAATGAATTTGAAATTGATGATACATCAATGATTCCCCATTCAGGTGATTTTAAATTATATATACCTGAAATTAATGAAAAAATTATAATAGAAGTTAAAAACTATAAAAATACAGTTGATCAAAAACAAATTGATAAATTATATTATGATTTAAATTATTCTGGAATCAATTATGGATTATTTATTTCATTATATTCGAATATTAGTAATAAAAAAAATAATATAGAATGGGAGATAACTAAAATAAATTCAAAAACTAATATTGTAATATTTATATCAAATATAAATGATAATTTATTATTTACTGCAGTTTATGTATTAATTAATTTGATTAAATTAATTAAATCTGATCAATCAGTAATATTAAATAGTAGTTTAGACATTTCAAAAATTTCAAATATTATAAATCAAATATATTTACAAAAAAATTGTATTCAAAAAATTAAAAATAATATATTAACATTACATAATAATATTTCAAAAAATATATTAGAACTATATAATAGTATTGTTTTATATGAAAATAATTTATTTTATAATATTAATGAACTTAATAATACTATAAATAAAAATTTAATAAAGGAAGTTAATAATCAAGATATTGAAGAATTACCAGTTGATATAAATAAAATTGGAAACATTAATAAATTAAATGATGTTTTACATCAAGTATCTGAATTAAATTTACAAAAAAAGAATACTGAAATGTTAGAGTTAATCTTATCACATTTCCTTAAAAGTAGTATAAATTACGATATTAAAATTGAAGATTCTAAAAAAATTTTAATTTTAAATAATAATACTATATTTTATACAATTAAGATTTTAAAAAATTCAATTAATATAATTACTAAAGATAATTTAGAAATAAAGAATATAGAAATTATAAATTGGACTTATATTTCTAAATTATTTTAATATTCTATTATTTTATTATTCACTAATATCTTTATTTAAATTATGAATTCTAGCTTATATACAACAGAGGGTACTGAAATTCCTATTTTTGAAAAAAATTATAAACAATTTCTTAATAAAAGTATTATATTATATGGTTCGAGTGGATCAGGCAAATCTATGATTATGAGAGATATTTTATATATTTTAAAAGAACATATACCAACAGTAATAGTAATTGCTCCTACAAATCATTTAAATAAATCATATGATGATATTATACCATCTCAATTAATTTTCCCTGAAGTTTCAGATGAATTAATTAAAAATATATTTAAACGCCAAAAATCAGTAGTTAAAATATATAATATGATTAATGATTTAACAAAATTAGAAAATATTTATCGTAAAATTAGTAAATATGAAGATAATTTAATTCGTCAAAAAATTGTATCCGGATATACTGAAATTAAAAATAAATATGAAATTGATAATAATGTACATATTGCAGAAAAAAAAATTAAATTGCAAGAATTGGATAATTTACATAAGGAAAAACTTAAAGAATTTTATAAAAAAGTTATTAATAAATATAGAACTAAAATTAATAATGGTGAATTTAGTTCAACTACTCAATTTGAGGATATTGAACTAAAAATAATAAATTTTATTAACATTAATCCTTCTATGCTTTTAATTATTGATGATGCTGCAGTTTCTGCAAATGTATGGTGTAAATATCAAGAAATTAAAGAATTATTTATGAATGGAAGACATTGGAAAATGACATTTATGATTTCATTTCAAGATGATAAATTATTAGAATCTAGTTTAAGAAAAAATGCATTTATTAATATTTTTACAACAGAAATTGTATGTAATGCATTTTTTAATAGATCTGCAAATAATTTTACAGCGCCTGAAAAAAAGAAAATGGCATTATTATCAAATTTTATATTTAATGATAATAAACTTAAGTATAAAAATTATAAAAAAATGGTCTATATTAAGGATAAAATTCCCAATATCTATTATACTATTGCCGATTATATTGAAGATTTTAAATTTGGTTCTTCTTGTTTACATCAATTATGTGATAAAGTTAAAAAAAATAATAAAATATCAGATATTGAATTTGATGAAGAATTTAAATCATTTTTTGAGTAATTTAAAAGTTTAAATTATTTTAAACTTTTATATAACTTAGTAATAATTAATTCTGTATCATTCCATCCAATACATGCATCAGTTATGCTTTGACCATATTTTAAATTAGCAATATTAGCAATATTATCAATTAACTGTTGGTTACCTTCCTCCAAATTGGATTCTATCATAAATCCTAATATACAATTTCTATAATTATTTATATCATGATCAATATAATAATTAATTATATCTAATTGTTTTTTATATTGCTTTTGAGAATTTCCATGAGAACAATCAATTAATATCTTAGTAGATAAATTATTATCTTTACTTAATTCTTTTTTTGTTTTTATAACATCAGTTATATAATAATTTGGTAAATTCTTACCACCTCTTAAAATAATATGACAATTTTTATTACCTTTAGTATTGATAATTTTTGGCATACCACTATTATCAATACCTAAAAATGCATGCTCAGATGAAGCTGCCTTTATTGCATTTATGCAAGATTGAATATCACCATTAGTATCATTTTTAAATCCAATTGGACAAGAAAGTCCAGAAGCCAATTGGCGATGTAATTGACTTTCAACAGTACGAGCACCAATAGACCCCCATGATATTAAATCTGATAGATATTGAGGTGATATTGTATCTAAATATTCAATTGCAACAGGCAACCCAATTAAATTAATTTTAAGTAATAATTCTCTAGCAATTGCAAGGCCTTCATTCATATTAAATGTATTATCTAAATATGGATCATTAATTATACCTTTCCAGCCCACATTAGTTCTAGGTTTTTCTAGATAAGTTCTCATAACTATTAATATTTTATCTGATACTTTATCTGATAATTTTTTTAATTTATTTGCATATTCAATAGTAGCCATTGGATCATGAATAGAACAAGGACCCACTATAAGAATAAATCTATGATTATTTAAGGTATTATTTAAGGTATTATTTAAGGTATTATTTACTGAATTATTTACTAAATTATTAATTTCATTTCTAGTATTATAAACTAAATTATTTATTTTAATATAATCATTTAGAGTAATATTTATCTTTTTATTAGTATTATTAATTAATACATATGGTTTAATTAAAGGTTTAATGCATTTAATATTAATATCGCTATTTGCATTAACTGACATTTTAAATTATTTATAAATTACTTTATTTAATTATTAATCTAAATTCTAAATAAAAAAAAAATATTTTATATTAAATCTAAGTCTTAATATAAAATTATCTACATGTTTTTGATTTAGTACTACAACTAGCACGATTTACTTCATATTTTTTTAATACTTGAATTAGAGATGGTGATTTTTTAGTAATAAATATAATTTCTTTTACATTATTTATAGAATTATTATACTCAATTTTGTTTATTTTATTATTTTTTAATAATAAATCTAATTTTTTCTTTTCAGTATTAAAACATTCTTTTTCCTGCTTTATTAATTTATTATTAACTTTATCTTTTAAATTATATAACCAAGTAAATAATTCAATTCTTCCAGACATACTATTTTCGACTGGCATTTCCTTAATAAATTGTTTATATGAGTCTCTACAATATATACATGGCATAATGTAACCTAAACTATTAAATAAATTTTTAAACTCTTTTTTAATTCTAATATGATTTTTATCATTATTATTTATTTTTTCTGGGTATGTTCCTAAAATACTTACAAATAAAAAATTCCAAGCGTTAGGTCCCCAATAAGTAGTACGCATTCCTGATGTTGATAAAAATTTTTTACTATTTATTTCAAAATTATTCATAATAAATTATTTTAATTTGATATTTTTAATTACTTTAATTTATATATTATATATTATATATTATATATAATAACATTTTTAAGCTAATTTATTAACTTATTTTTTATTCTATGGCTTATATTTATGGAATTGGTAATATAAAAGACATTTTACTATTATCATATAATCATAAATTAATTTTCATAGAACCTAATGCATTTATGCAAAGTATTGGTGGCAATATTGATAGAGGTGGAAACTTAAAGTTAGGTTGTAGTGATTGGGAAACACGTCCTGCAAATGCATATAAAATAAATAATTATGATATATTAACCGAATCAAGTAGACACTATAAAGATTATAATGGATCAGGTGGTGATATTTTTAATTATGATGATGGCGCTACTCATGATAATGATGATAAATATTATGCATGTACTAAATTTTATAATTTATATTCAGATGGCAGAATGGCTGATGAAAAAAAAAAAATAAATGATTATGGGTTTTATCCTTTTAATTCAGATATTAATGCTAGAGAAAATTGGATAGCTGATGAAAAGGGAAGATATTCAAGTAGCCACGCTAGAAACTTTAGAAGATTCTGGCGTGTATATTATAGAACTTGGGAAGATTATTATACATATCTTAATTGCGGTAAAAAAAATTTAAATTTATATACATATAATAATAATTCAGAATGTAAGGCTTATTTAGATAAAAATATTAATTTAGTATCTGAAAAATGCTTAGTTGCTTCCGAAGATCAATTATTTACTATTGCTTGCGAAACTGCTATTAAAAATGATCCAAATTATTTAAATAGAGAAAGAATAATGAAACGAAGAATGGACTATTGTAAAATAAATGGTAGATTAACAGGTACTATTGAATGCAATACATTTTTAAATTCTGGACCTGCAAATTTATCAGAAAATGATAAAAAAGATTTAGATAGTTATGTAGAAAGAAATTATTGCGGTTCTAGTTTAAATATAAATGATAAAAATTATCCTCAACCTAATCCAGAATTATGTACATGTGTTAATGAAATCAGACCTGAAAAATTAATAGAATATAGAGATGCTAATGATCAAAAAGGGGAAATTAAATTTATACCCGGGGTATGTAATATAATTGAATGTCAATTAAATAATAACGCATATAAAAAATTTAATAATGATGATGCTATTAAAAGCTGCCCTAAAAATATATGTATTCAAAATCAAGAAATGAATAATATTATTAATGCATCTAATCTAAGTCAAAATTGCAATATAGGAACACCTGAACAAAATGTACTAAATAATCCTATAAATAATAATATTCCTTCAGATAAATCAGATAAACCAAATTTTGATCTAACAAATCAAAATAATAACATTCCTTCAGATAAATCAGATAAACCAAATATTATTACTAAATTAGATCCAATATCGGAATTTATTGAAACTATATTACCTAATACATTTCCTATTGTAATTTCAGAAAATTATTCTATAACTCATATTCATTTTTTAATTATTTTTCTATGTTTAATTTTTATTTTATTTCCTATACAATTTAATTTTAATAAATTATATAATTTATTTAAATTTTAATAAATTATATAATTTATTTAAATTTTAATAAATTAGTTTTTTTTATTTTTATCATTAGAACACAATCCTAAAATCATCATTGGAATTTTTAATGGTGGAATTTTACAAAAAATGCCAGGAAATAATATTATAGAACCTACTATTACTAATATAAAAATTAACCACATTCCCATAGCACTTTTAGCAATGTCAGTAATGCCATTAATTAAAGTATTTGCGGTATCAGTAATGCCATTAATTAAAGTATTTGCGGTATCAGCAACTGATTGTACTAATTTTTCTTGACCACTTTGTTCTTTTAAAGATGAATCTTGTTTGCCTTCGGTTTTTGTTTCATTTTCTTGAGTATTTCTAGTTATATTTTCAGTAATGGCATCGGAAATTAGTCCGACAACTGCCGATTGTTTAACTCTAGCAACATTACCTCCAGAGATATCCATTTCTTGATTAACTACTATACTATTTATAGTTTTTGTTAATGTTTCTACAAATGTTTCATTTTTTACATTATTTGCTATTTTTAGAATAGTATCTTTTTGAGTATCACTAAATCCAACTAAATCTTTCATCTTTTCTAATGAATCTCGCTGTTCTGCTTGGGTTTTAATATCATTAACTATATCATTTGTTAATTGTGATTTTGAAGCATTATCAGTTTTAATATTTATTATTACACTTTGATCTATATCTGAAAAATCACATAATTTATTTTGTTCTGGCAGTGGAGGAGGTTTGCCAATACCGCCACTTTTTAACCATGCAGTATACATTTCTTTATATAAACTCATTTGTAAACTATTTCCAGAAACAACATATCCAAATTGTGAATCAGTACATCCAATTTTCATTTTTTGACTTGCCGTTGCAGTTGTTGAAAATTCTGTAACTGATTTAACTACTGTTGTATTAACAATATTATTAACTATCTCAGTAATACTAGTTTGGTTGGTCTTACTAACACTAGCCCCCATTTTAATTTAAATATGGTTACTATTATATAAAAAAATAATATATTATTAGATATATATTATTATATAAAAAAATAATATATTATTAGATATATATTATTAGATATATAAAATAATTATTTACAGCATTTATAGTTATAATAAATAGCACCACCCATTGATTTTAATTGAAACTCAGCTAATGCTTGATCCGAATCACATATAATATTATGGTCGCTTAAATTTACATTTACTCCATTTAATATTGAACTCTCAGTAGTCTTAGTTTCACAAGTTAATGGTACTTGACTTTCATTACATGTATATCTATATTGCCAATTTTCACCACCATCACCAAATAATTTAAATCGCGATAATACTTTATTTGGACCACATGTGACTTGATGTCTATCTAAATATTGAACCTTCCCTCCATTTGGTCCTCTATAATCATAATTTGTCTGCTTCGTGTCTATTTCTCCCTGTAAATTTCCATTATCCGAACATTTATATATATATCCCATTGTATTATTAGGACCTTCAATTAATCTAAATTGATTAATTGCACGACCATTACAATCTATATCATGCCTATCTAAATATATTGCTTCAGCATCTCCACTTGCATTCAATGGAGTTTTTTTTTCACTTTCAACAATTCTAAATATTTTTTCTAGAGTTGGTGTAAGGTCAGCAGTGGGTGGTGTAACTGGTGTAGAGAGGGTAGAAGGCGCAGGTATTCTAAATATTTTTTCTTGAGGTGGTGTAACTGGTTTAGGCGCAGGTGTAGGGTCAGCAGTGGGTGGTGTAACTGGTTTAGGCGCAGGCGCAGGCGCAGGTGTAGGGGTCGCAGTGGGCGTATCAGTCGTAGGGTCAGCAGTGGGCGTATCAGTCGTAGGGTCAGCAGTGGGCGTATCAGTCGCAGTTTCTATTTTTTTACCATTGAAATAAACATAAAGAATAAAAATAATTAAAATAATTAAAGCTACTATTTGTATAGTTTCCATTTTATTATATTAAAAAGGAAAGCAAATATTATATTTTTTAGTATAAACTATATAATATTTTCTTTTTTTTAATTTTATTAATTATTGTTATTCTTTATGTTTATTTACATATAATAAACTATTAGAAATATTTAATAATGATAGTACTCTTAATTAAATGATGTAATAAAAGAAAATAATCAATATAATATATGTACATTAAACATTCTAAAAAAATATATTAAATAGGTTACTATATTATTAATAGATAAAATTAATAAGTTTTGTTAAAAATTGTTAATTTCTTAATAGTGTATAAAATACATTAACCTATAAATTACATTATTTTCCAATAATATCCATTATATATAGTTTTAAATAATATTTCTTCCTTTGTTAATGGGTTTATTGCGATTATATGTTTTGATTTAGTTTGTTTTTTTAATAATTCATTATTAATATTATATTTTTGTAATAAATTAGTGTTACAATCTGATATTTTACAAAAATATATATTATGATATAATTTATGAAATTTAATTAGTATTTTAAAATATAATTACTTATATATAAATAATATTTAAAATTGAAATTCATTTCAATAATTAAGTATAAATTACCTTAAACAATTAAAGTAATTAATTAATCAATTGAAATGAATTCTGAATTTATTCCATCTTCTGAATTACAAAAAATTAAATTTTATATTTTAGACGAGGAAGAAAATGACATAGAATCCGCTGTTGAAATTAAGAATAAGGAATTATTCAGAAATAATAAACCATATGATCGTGGAATTTACGATTCAAAATTGGGTACAACGGACCATTCATATATATGTAATACATGTTTTCATGATAAAACAATATGTGGAGGGCATTTTGGTAAAATTAATTTACCTTATCCTGTTATATCTCCTTTATTTAAAAAGGAAGTATTAAAATGGCTTAAGGTAACTTGTTTTAATTGCGGAAATTGTATTATTAACTTAAAATATAATAAAAATATTGAAAAATCACAAATTTTAAATGAATATGTTAAATTATCAAGAACAACGACTCAAAAATATATTAAATGCTTGCATTGCAATGAACAACATCCAGTTGTTCAAAAAGATCCTAAAGATCATTTAAAAATATATATTAAAACTGATGAAATTGAAAGGCGTTTATATAATAATGAAATTGAAGAAATATTTTCAAAAATTTCAGATAAAACAGTTTTAAAATTGGGTAAATCATTAGATTCACACCCTAGAAAATTTGTTTTACGTGTTATTAGAGCACCTCCAGTTACTATCAGACCTGATATTAAGAAAATTAAAGGAGGACGTTCTAATAATAATGATTTAACTACTATTCTTAAAAATATTCTTAATTTACTAGATAAATTACCATCTGTATTAGATCATGAATCAATTATAAAAAATATAATTCAACTTGATAATATTGAGATGCATTATTATAATTTAATTAAAGATACTCCATCGAGTAATATTAATAAATTACAAACAAATACTGGTTCTTCTTTAATGTCGATTTCTTCTAGATTTTCTAAAAAATCTGGACGAATTAGAAAAAATATTTTAGGTAAAAGAACTACTTATATGGGTCGATCTGTTATTACAGGCGATAATAATATTAAGATTAATGAAGTTGGTGTACCTTTAGCTATAGCTAAAAACATTCAAGTTCCCGAAACTGTACAATATTATAATAAAGAACGTTTAATGTTATATTTCTTAAATAAAGATAAACAATACCCTGGATGTTCTAAAGTTATTAAAAAAAGTAATGGTGCTGAATATTATGTTGGTGCTATTAATGATGATTTCGTATTAGAAGATGGAGATATTATTTATAGAGATATTATCGAAGGTGATATTGTTGCTATGAATAGAGCTCCATCATTATTATATAGTTCAATTAGTGGACATATTGTTAAAATTATTGATAAAGGTGATACATTACGTTTATCTGTCAATGTTGCCGATACTATGTATGGTGGTGATTTTGATGGTGATGCTATGATGATTATCTTTCCTCATTCTATAATTGCTAAAAATGAATGTCGATATTTATCAGGATTACAGCAATGGTGTATTTCATTAAAAAATGGTTCACCATCTATTGGTGTATATCATGATGGATTAATTGGTATTTTTGAATTTACTAAAAGTAATATTAATATTAATAAATATAATTCTATGAGATTATTAAGTAATAATAGTTCTATAACTAATAAATTATTATTAGATAAATCAAACTATAATAGTAGAGAATTAATTAGTAAATTATTACCTCCTATTAATTTTACAAAAAAAGCTGGGTTTTATAATCCAGATTATGCTGATTTTATTGATTATAATTTAGATGAAATTAAAGTAGAAATATCTAGAGGTGAAATTATTAAAGGAAGAATAGATAAAAAAACTATTGGCCAAGGCGTTGATGGTTCATTATTTCACATTATTTATAATGAATATGGAAGTAATATTGCTTTAGATACAATTTATAATCTACAACAAGCTACTACTATTTATCTTATGCATAAAGGTTGTACTATTACATATGATGATATTACTATTAGTAAAAAAGCATTAAATATAGTACATGAACAAACAAATTCAATTCTTTATGAATCAAATCAAATTTATCAAAATCTAATTGATGGAAAAATTATTCCACCTTTAGGTATGAATATTAAGGATTTTTATGAACAACAACAATTATCTATTTTAAATTTAGGTGATGATTTCTTAAAACCTGTATTTGAAGATATTAATACTGAAGATAATAATTTATTTAAATTAATTTCTTCTGGTTCTAAAGGCAAATTTACAAATTTATTACAAATTAGTTCTTCAATTGGTCAAACATCAATTGGCGGTGAACGAATGTATAAATTATTTGATTTTGAAAGAACTTGTCCATATTATCCTAGATTTGATGACTCACCTCAAAATAGAGGTTTTGTTACTGAATCTTATACATCAGGTGTCGATATGATATCATTTATATTCCAATCTATGGAAGCTAGATATAGTATTATTAATAAAGCACTATCTACAAGTATTACAGGTGAACAAAATAGAAAGAGTATTAAAAATTTAGAATCTTTATTTATTGATAATGGCAGAAAAGTAATTAAAAATAAGAATATTATTCAATTTATCTATGGCAGTGATGGTGTAGATACTAGAAATAATGAAATTGTTAAATTTAATTCTATTATGGTATCTATTAATGAATTTGAAAATAAATATAAAACAACATTTAAAGATATTGATTCTAAATTTCATAATAAGAATATTCAAACTATTCTAGATGAAGAATATAATCAATTATTAAATGATAGAAATATGTATAGAGAAATTTATTTAACTATTGAAAAACAAAATAATAAAAATAAATTATTAAGTGATGTCAGAAAATTACCAATTAATATTCATAGAATAATTGAAGATACTATTTATAATTATAAAGATATCATTGATAAACAAAAATATATTATAGATCCTATTATTGTATATAATAAGATTAAAGAATTATGTAATAAAATTCAATATTGTCATTATAATGAAATTCAATTAGTTAATAATATGAATATTCCAAAACATATTAAAGTATCATTTACATTAATTAATACTTTAATAAGATCATATTTATATATTAAAAATATTATTTCTAATAACATTAATTATGATATTTTAGATATAATTACTAATCGTATTATTAATACTTATCAAAAATCATTAATAGATTATGGCTGCCCAATTGGAATTATTACAGCACAATCTATTTCTGAGCCAATGACTCAATATGTTTTAGATAGTCATCATAGAACAGGCGCATCTGGTACTAAAACTGACTTTTTAGTAAGAATGAAAGAAATTTTAGGAGCAAAAGATACATCTAAAATGAAAACTCCATCTATGATGTTATATGTCAAAGATGAATATAAATCAGACAAATTTAAAATTCAAGAAATTGCAAATCATATTGAAATGATGCCTTTATCTATATTTATTAATTCATATCAAATCTTCTTTGAAGATTATAAACATATTATTCATCCAAATTATATTGATGAAATTAAATTTATTAATATATTTGAAAAACATAATCCAAATTTAAAAATCCCACAAGATTTATTAAAATGGTGTATTCGATTCGAATTTAATAAAGAAAAATTAATTGAAAAGAATATGAAATTTGAATCTATATGTTTTAAATTAAAAGAATTATTTCCATATTTATTTATTATTAATACTGCTGAAAATTCCGATAATATTATTATGAGAATTTATATCAGATCATTACATTTTAAAAAAAATATTGAAATTAATCTAAATGCAATTGAATCATTTATTAATGACTCATTATTACATTCTATTATTAGAGGAATTGATAATATATATTCAACTAATACTAATACTAAAATTGCTAGAAGCCATATTAATGAAGATGGTTCATTAGAAAAGAATAATGAATTTATTATTACTACCGATGGTACTAATCTTAAAGAAATATTTAATAATCCATATATTAATCCATATCTATCACAATCAGATAGTATTGTTGAAATTTATGAATTATTAGGTATTGAAGCAGCTAGAAATAAAATTATTATTGAATTAATGAATATGATGCCTGCTGCCGATAATAAACATTATATGACTTATGCTGATGCTATGTCATTTACTGGTTATGTATCTGCAATTGATAAATCCGGTATTGAAAAGAGAGAAAAAAATAATATTCTATTAAATTTAGCATTTAGTCATCCAATTCAAGGATTAGAAGCTGCTGCTATTAATGCATATGAATCACCATGTAATGTTGGTTTAAGTGCTCCACTTATGGTAGGATCCATGCCAAAATTTGGTTCGAGTTATAATAAAATAGTTATTAATGAAGACTTTATTCAAAATAATGCATTAAATATAAATACACAATTAAGTGATTTATAATTTAATCCATACTTTATTTTACAATTTAATTAATTTTATTTTTTTATTTAGATATAAATTTATATCTACTAATATAATCAATTATGTTCTACACTTTTGATAAAGTTCCTAGACCATTAACTAGTCAACAATTAATTCCAGGAAATGTTATTTCTACATATTCAAATATAATAATTAAATCACATGAAATATATGAATTTAATACAAAAAATATTTTTGAAAATAATTCTGATAAATTTACTTATTTTGAATTAGATAATATATTTTCTAAAAAATTAATACTTTTAAATTCTATTCATGAAGAAAAAAAATTTATTCCTATTTTAAAAATTAAAAATATTTCTAATGAAACTATATATATAAATATAAACAGTTTATTTGTACATTTTATTTTTGATTCTATCTTTCATATTCATATATATAGAACAAAACACTTTTTAATGCAAACTAATAAAAAACAAGAAGTAGTCGAACCTATAGTCGAACAAGTAGTCGATCATGTAGTTGAACCTATAGTCGAACAAGTAGTCGATCCTGTAGTTGAACTTGTAGTCGATCCTGTAGTTGAACTTGTAGTCGATCATGTAGTCGAACAAGTAGTCGATCCTGTAGTTGAACTTGTAGTCGATCATGTAGTTGAACTTGTAGTCGAACAAGTAGTCGATCCTGTAGTTGAACCTATAGTCGAACAAGTAGTCGATCCTGTAGTTGAACTTGTAGTCGATCATGTAGTTGAACAAGTAGTCGAACCTGTAGTTGAACAAGTAGTTGAACCTAAAGAAGAGAAACGTGAAGAGAATAGTGAAGAGAAAAGTGAAGAGAAAAGTGAAGAGAATAGTGAAGATAAATGCGAAGATAAATGCGAAGAGAAAAGTGAAGAGAAATGCGAAGAGAAAAGTGAAGAGAAATGCGAAGAGAAAAGTGAAGTAAAAGGCGAAGAGAAATGCGAAGTAAAAGGCGAAGAGAAATGCGAAGATAAATTAGAAGTTAAAAATGATACTCCAAAAAAAAGAAAATATATTAGAAAAAAAATACCTATTAAAAATTAATTCATTCATTTTTAATTAATTCATTAGTTTCATCTGCATTATTTGTATTATCTATTTCAATATAATTAGTATTATAATAAATTGAATTATAATTATATTTTTTTTTAATTATACAATTTGGAGTTTCCATATAATTTTTAGGTGGTAAAATATCTAAATTAGTATTATTTTTTACTAAATACTTAAAATTTTTAAAGAAATTATAATCATTACTAGATAAATTATTATCATTAAGTGTAGTAATAGAATAATTAAATAATTTAAGTTTATTAATAAAATTATCAGAATATTTTAAGTTATTTTTTAAGATAAAATTATCTAATTCATTTATTATATTTACCATAGAATATAATGAATTATAATAATGTAAATATGTATTTTCTGATATATTTACATCAGTATTTATATAAAACTTATATAAAAAATATGCTAAATTATAATTATAATTAGTAATTATTAAATTTAAATTATCTAAAATATTTAAATTATTAACAGATGGAATTTCCCCATAAATATCATAGATATATATATTAGTTTCTTTATTAGTTTCTTTATTAGTTTCTTTATTAGTTTCTTTATTATTTAAACTAAATAAGTAATGTTTAGGGATAATATCTAATTCACCAATATATTTTTTATAATTAGAACTATTATTATTTTTTTTAAATTCATTATATAATTCTTCTATTTTATTATTATTATTAATAAATGATAAAGAATGTATATTATTATCAGGAATCTGAAATTTTATTGTATAATAAGATTCAGAAATATTTTTAGTTTTATTTTCAATTATTTCAAATTCAGGTTTGATTGTAATATTATTTAAATATTTAGAAATACCTAATTTAAATGATTCTTTATCTACATTTAAGGTATCATTAAATTCATTAATAATATTATTAAATTCATTATATAAAATAGCATAAGTCAATTCCCCATGAAAACAAATATCAGAATATATGGTACTATAATCAGTATTATTTTTAATGTCATTAGTAATTTTAATATTATTAAATATTTTTTTTGGTATATTGAATTCAATAAATTTATAATTTATCTTATTATGTTTATTACTATTCTTTTCATCACCACCTATAGAATAAAACATATCAATTAAATTAAATCTTTCAATATCTTTTTTAAATCTATTAAAAATATTATAATTTGGCCCTGTGATATTAAATAAAAAACTAACAGATAGATATTGATTAATTTTTTGATAATTTGGATCAATTATTTTATATCCTTCATAAATTAAATATGGTATTTTATTATATAAATATTCTGGTATATATGTACTATCAAATACAGTATAACCTAAATATTGTACTCTAACTGTTGTATTATGAATTGCAGGTATTACACTAATATTATTAAATCCATTACTACATAAAATTAGTCCTATACTATTAGCATGATCTATATTTTTTGAAGATATGATATCAAAATCTTGAATATTATATCTTAAATCATATAATTGCATATTTTTTATACGAAGTGCATAATCAATTGCTGTGCCGCCTACAATTAATAATTCATTATCTAAAATATATTTTTTAACAATATTAATTGCAATATCTAATTTATCCTTTAATACATTAGAATTATATAAAATATATTCATCATTAATACTATCTATTATTTTATTATTTTCTACAATACTAATTTTCATAATTTTAAATAATTTAAAATAATTTAATATTTAAATAAATTATTCTAAATTTCTATAATTTATATTAAATTATTTTAAATTATTTTAAATTATTTTAAATATTAACCATTTAAAATATTATAATTTAAATCCCATAATTTATAAACTCTAACTTAATTAATTTAACTTAAATAATATGAATTCTATTAATTTATTAAATTCCTCATTAAATGAGGATAAGGAATTAAACTATATTTTATCTAAAGAAAAAAATAGACAAATTACAAGTTTAGAATTAATTGCTTCAGAAAACTTTACTTCTAAGGCAGTTTTAGAAGCAAATGGAACTATATTTACAAATAAATATTCTGAAGGTTATCCAAATAAAAGATATTATGGAGGTAATGAATTTATAGATCAACTTGAAATTTTATGTCAAGAGCGAGCATTAAAAGTATTTAATTTAGATCCAAATGAATGGGGTGTTAATGTTCAAAGCTATAGTGGAAGTACTGCAAATTTTTCAGTATATACTGGATTATTAAATCC